AACCTATGACTGTAAAAGGTTATGGATATGAAGATGTTTGTATGGGTACATGGTTAAAAGAGAACCAGATAAAAATCTATGATAAGTTTTTAGATTCAAATGTTTTACATAGACTATATCTAAATGGCTGGTTTCCCTTTCAAAGATATTTCAATGACCTTTGGAAAGAAGGAGATAGTTATGTACCTAAGATGCTAGCTGATCTTACAGAAGAAGATGTTACATTTTTATGTAAACATGTAACACATCATTATATAAGACATAAAAGCTTTATGAAATATTTACACACTCTTCTAAATGAAAAAAGCCCCAAATAGGGGCTTTTCTTTTACTCCCATAAGGAGCAGACTTATAATACTGAGACTATAAGGGGGAAATTTATGACTTCTTTAAGGGGCCCTGTCTAGAATGGGTTACCACAACCTGAGCGTGCAGTTCTTATGGGATGCAGGAGAAGTACTCTTTATTTTGAAAGCCTCTTCTGCTTCATAGGAAGCATAGGACTCTTTCTTTGTAACTTTGTATCAGACTCCTTCATATAATTACCATTGATTGGTTTAGGAGCTGGTACCTTTGGTGCCTTACGAGGTGCACCTGATTTCTTTGCTTTACCAGCAGTCATGTTACTTGCAGCCATATTTGCATTTTTGCATAGATCCACCATTTTTCATTTTGGTAGCACCTAATTCTTTATCTTTTTTCAAAACAGCTTTACCTTTAGCTTTAGCTAGTGTTTTCTCTTGAACCTTTGTCCAAGCACCTTTAGGATCTACAGGACCAACACGCTTTGTGCTAGCTTTTAATCCAGATAAACTACCGTTACCCTTGCTTGATTTCTTTGCAGTTGCCATAATTATTTCTTTTTAATAGATTTAACAATCTTCTTTGCTACAACAGCCTTAGCTGCTTTCTTAATCATAGCACCCTTTTTAGCGATAACACCACGACCTTTAAGAATATCAGCTTTAGTAACCTTACCGTCCTTGTTTAAGTCAGGAAAACTTTTTTTTGCAGTTGCCATTTTATTTATTTTTTAGATTTTGCTTTAATTTTTTTCTCTTGCTTTAACATAGCAGCTGTAGGTTTTTTACCTGAGCCTTTGTTAGCACGAATGTTATCCCATAAACCTCTTTTAGAATATGAACCATCAGCACGTTTAATCATACCGCCTCCTTCCATTTTCTTTTTAGGAGCTGCTTTTGCTTTCTTTATTTGAGCTTCTGAGAAGTTAGAAATCGCTTCTTTGAAAGGATTGTTTTTAATAGCAGGATTCTTTTTAGGAGCATATTTACCTTTACCAGCTTGTCTGTCTAAAGCATCAGCCATATCAGATTGATGCTTATCCATATCTTCTTTCTTGTATAGTCTATTAGTCATTTCACCACGGACATATCCTTTAGGGACATCTTTACCATATTGAGCTTTCGCTACTTTTTTTACTGTTGCCATAATATTATTGTTTTAACAATTCCATTTTCTTAATGCTAATGTTTTCCTTGTTGGTTCACCATTAGGTTTTTTTGCAGGTCCTTTAACTCCTGACATTCTAGCACAGAAAGACTTACGTCTATTCGCAGCTTTACTTCCTTTCTTCAGTTTAGAAGGAGGAGTGGTAACTGCCATCTTTAATTTGCTGCCAGGATTAGCACGTCTATAAGAGGCTACACCTTTTTTATTAAGACCACCTTTTGGATCTTTTCCCTCAGAACGAGTCCAAGCAGGTGTAGATCCGCCATTCTTTAATGATGTACCATCTTTTTTAATTAGATGACCATTAGGTACAGGAGTAGGTTTTTTGACAGTTGCCATTATTTACGTTTTTTAGCCATTGCTTTAAATGTCTTAGCTAATGCTTTCCTTTTAGGAGTGCACGTAGCTTTGGTCATAGGTGTGCAATAACCTTTGTGTTTAGGGTTAACAGCATCTTGTATCCAATTTTTCTTAGCAGTGGCCATAATATATTTTTTATAAACTTGATTTAGGAACTTCAGGAGCTTCTACAATAATGCCAATTTCAACATTTCTTGCTAAAATAGCTTCTACTTTATCTGCAGTTTCTGCAGCTAAGAACAATGCTTGTGCTTCTTGAGTTGATGTAACACCACGTAAAGCATTTAAAATTGCACCAAACTCTGCACCAGAAACTACAATGCTAACATCACCAGGCCATGTATATTTCTTATTAGGATCAAATTTTGGAGCTTCTTGTCCAACTTCTTGAATTTCAATTTCTTCTGACATAACTTTATTTTTTTGGTTTAATAGCGAAGATATATATTTATTAGGAATCTTCCAAATTTATTTCAAATGTAATAGTAGATGAATTTTTAATACTTTTAGATAACTCTAGTCTGATTTTAAACATATTATGAAACTTCAATAGCTCCTGTAAAAGAGACTCAGTGTATTTTGGTACACTAGGAGCCAATCTAAAATGATAGGAGCGAGGATTTTTAACTATCTCCAAAGTAGATAGTTCATCTATTGAGTCAATTATTCCCTCTAGGTGAGCAAAATAAATCATTTCATTATCTTGCATCACCTTAGGGAAGTATTTTTTGTTTATCTGCATTAAGACAGAGTTAATAGATATTTTGTTTTAGCTGCTTCACCGCTTAATGCATCAGCTAAATTAGCTATATCATGATAGCTATTTGATTCAGCATAGCTTTTTAATGAAGATGCAAAAGATAAAAGATTTGAAACACACTCGTTTCCTGTACAATTTGTAAGAGGTTCTATCTTGTATGGAGCAGGTCTTTTACCTGTGTAGCCCATAAGCTTCTCAATAACACCATCTTTGAAATCATGTACATAATCATACAATCCTCCTAAAGCTTGGTGTTCAGCATAACTCTTTGTTTGCCAATGAGTTAAATGTAGTTGCTCATGAAAATACGTAAGCTTTCCAGCTATTGTTTCCAAGTTTAATTCTCCTGATTTCATCATCTCATCAGGGAACAATGATTTTGCCATGTTGTTTGGTTTTTACTATTCTGGAATAGCTGTAGTAGTTGTACTAGTTGTACTAGTTGTAGGCACATACTCACAACATTCTGTTATAGCGATTTCATGCCATCTTCCAACTGTAGGTTTCTTTCTTCTAAAGATAAGACTACCTGCAACTACTCTACCACTACCATCATAGCGGACGTAAGCTTTTAAATTTTGATTGCTTCCCATAATTTTGTTTTTAATTAGGTTAATAGTTAAGGTTATATTTGTTTTTTAATTCTAATAGTTTTTTAACATAGTAATATGTACCATGTTTTTTAGACTCATCACTAGTATGCACTACATACATGTGACTATCACTGAAAGGATCTTTACCTGTGTGGTATGTTCCTTTATAGAACGCAGGGTAGCCATACATTGTTTTAGCTGTCACTCCTGCATTATGAAAGAGTCCTAGTTTCTCCACCTTTTCAATTGGGTCTGTTGCCCAAGAGAAATCCATCTCAGGGATGTTTTTAGTTTCTTGGTCTCTTAACCAAAGGTTCCATAACACGGCCCACATATCTGCACACCAGCTTTGAAATCCTTTATCTTCACTACCAAAGAACTCTTTGTTTATATGTTGAAGATAGCTACGAATAACAATACAGTCATTCATCACCTTCTTCCAGAAGGTAGCATCCACATTCTTTAAGAAGTATTGAGCTCCTCCTGAATGTTCATTGTTAGCTTCAGCTATTTCTCTATTGATTCCTATTAAGCTTGTAAGCTCAGCTAGGACATCTCTATTTTTGTATTCTTCCAGTTTAGCAGGAAGAACATCTTTTATTTTACTATCAAAGTATGAAGCATTTATGTAGCTGTTTGTGTCAGACAAGTAGCAGACTTCATCGTCTCTATACTTCTCTACATCAAATTTATCTGTAAACAGAATATCACAGTCACAGTAGAACACTGCTTTGCTTATCATCTCAGGGTGTTCCTGAAAGTATCTCATCAAGACATATGGACGTAAAACAGGAATATAAACTCCTAAGTATTTACTTACATCTCCTGTGTCTTTATAGAAAGCAAACTCTGCTTCTGGATACAGATCAACTATTTTTTGCCATTTATCACTTTTTTCTCTAAAGCTAGGAGTGTATATTAACACAATTGCTTTGTCCAAGTGCCCAATTTCTTTTAAACTTTCTAACCAGGCATGTACTTGCCAAGTATAGTAGGTATCATCTGGCTGAGCACAGATAAACTTTAAATCCTTCATATGTAGTTATTGTTGGTTTTCTATTTATTAAGGAGTTGCTGTAGTGGTAGTTGTGGTAGTTAAGCCTGCAGTGTTTTTAACTACAGCTCCTACTTGTCCAATCAACTGCTCCATTTGTTTTGATATAGCCCACAATTGTTGTGAAACTGGATCTTGCCCTATGGGCCTTGCTGGTATTGCCATGTTATAAAAAATTAATTTTCAAAGATATGTTGTTTTTTACTATAACCAATGAGGTTTATGAAATTGGTATAACCAAATCAATTAACTCAACTCTAATCAAGTTAGTTATAGATTTTAGTTTAGAAATGTTTGTATATTGGTAGTAATACTACTTACCTTGACCTTTATATTTCTTTACTGGTTTGTCTTTTGGACCTTGTGATTTAGCAGCTTTGCCACCTTTACGTTTTCCAAAAGTTACTTTTTGTGAGGATGATCCTCCTTTAGCCTTTGCCATGTTGATTTTTATCTTTTTATAGTGAAGAATTGTAATACTATAACACCAATCAGTACCATTTTTTGAGCAAACTCCCACCCACTATTATCTTTAGCAATAGGTATACGCATATTTAACCTTTCATCATATCTTGCTCTGTACTGATTTGTAACTGCATGCAAGCTATCGTATGTTATTTTGTCTTTGCTTATAATGCTATCTTTTATATAAACATACGTCTTCAACGAATCAATTGTAGTTTGATTAGACTGAAACTTATCATTTATAGTGTTTGCCTGTTTCAAGGTCATAACTACAACAGAATCATTTCCTATTTTCTTAACGATTGGATACTGGCAATAACCTAAATTTGACACCAGTGTCACTAAGATTACTATCAAGTTTACTTTTAACATCATTTAATTCAGATTTTAATGAACTAACCTCTGCTTTTAACGATACTATTTGGTTAACTGCTTGGTTTACTATTTTTGTTTGTGCTTTGGTAGCACCTTCTTGTACAGCTGCACCAGCCTTATTGTTTTCTGAAACTTTGTTAAGTAGAAGTTCAAATTCCTTATCTTCCTTAGCTGTTCCATCAACTTGCTGAGCTGTACCAATTTGACATCCATATGCAAATAATACTAATATATATAATATATTTTTCATATTATTTAAGTTTTTTGATTGCACCTAATTGTTGTAGAGTTTGTAACTGAGTGGTAGTCACAGCTTTAGTACTGTCACTAACTCTTAATGCTTCTTGCACCTTATCTAATCTAGTTTCTACCTTTTCAATACGTACATTCTGAGAAGTTGCCTGCTCTTTAAATGTTGTACGAACATCTATGTATAGATATGAAATAGCAATGAGCACCAAGAAAAGGGTGCCCACTATTGGGTTTTTAGCAAACTCTTTAAACGATATAGGTAAAGGATTTGCTGATACATTTAAGTCTTTTTTCGCTGCCATTATATGCTTCCGTTTAATAAGTTATTATATTCATTGAAATGTTTGATACGATCTGGTAGACCAATTGTTCCACCATTAACACGCTTGGTCACCTTGGTTACTACAGCATCTGTAGCCCCCTCATCAGCAATCTTATGTAATCCATTCTTATGGAAGAACCAAGCTGCAGATAAAAGTGGGTACTTTGTAGCTACAAGATCAGGAGTGGCAACAATATCATCTTCTACTGACTTATCAAAAGCTGTGTAGTTATCTTTACCAGTCAACTGGATATATCCACGACCTCTAAATTTCCAACCTTCACCACTAGCTTGAGGACCATTACCCATGCGATTAGCATAAACAATATTAGCAATCTTTTCAGGCTTGCGTTCATACTCTTTAGCACTCACAGGAGTAAAGTATTTTTTAAAGATGCTCTGTAAACCAGCAGCACCGTAGTTTAAGTTCTCTGAAACAGCTTTAAAGCCACCAGATTCATGTCCACATTGAGCCAAGAAATGAGCTAAACGTAAAGGAGTATTGATCTCAAACTTCTCTTGTACAGCAGGGATTTGAGCAATCACTGTGTCAGGAATGTGTCCTTTTAATTTATCTAAATTCATTTTTTCTTTTTCTTTTTATAGTTAACTTTTTCTATTTTCTCTTCAGAACCATTAACTACAGACTTAACTTCTTTCTCTAAGCTTTTGATAGTTAATAGTTTTTTAGCAAAAGAGCCTTCACCAAAAAGGCTTTTGACAAGTTCAATAATTTTTTTCATGTGTTTTATTTAATTTTCCAATATGATTGAAAACCATATATAACTTGACTATTATTGTTGATTCCAATATTTAATCCAAATATTTTATCTTTTTTAGATTTATACAATAGCCCTCCTTGTAAAATATTCAAACTATTCCTATCACTTGCAATACCCCCCCCTATAAATAGAGCACCTTTATTAGGAGCATACTTAGTAATGGTGGTTGTTACAGTGACTGTAGGAACCTTATAGTTGTATTTATAAGATCTATTTAGTAATTCATTTTTATACACTGTATCAGCTACAGCTACATAACCTAATGTATCCAACTTCACTGTGTCAGCATAAACATTCTTAGCTAAGAACGCTGATACCAATGCTTCATACTGAAGCTTAAGAATTGGATAATTTGTGTCTGCTATATATTCTGGAGGAGTGGCAATAGTGTCATGTATTGTCTCTTTAATCTTTATCTTCTTAACAATCAATGAATCATGAACCTGCCAAGTAGTGTCATGTACAGTTACTATTTCAGACTTTTTGTCTATGTAAGTGCACCCATCATTTTGAAAAAATATAAATGCTAGTAAAACAACAATTACAACACTAAGTAGTTTATTCATTATCTTCAGTTTGGTTTTTCTTATTGATAAACTTGTCAACAGAAGCAATACCAAAACAAGCTATAGTCAAGATTTTAAATGAGTCATATATGAACTCATTAACTAACAACGGTTTATTCATAGCCCCTGTAACAATATCTGTCAAAGCAAATACTATCATGATTACAAAAGAAGCAAAGCCAATTACAGCCTTCTCATTGATTGAGTTGCTGTCATCAAATAAATCAGAAAAGAATTTCTTCATATTTTTTATTTTTAATTGTTTTTTTGTTAGGTAGAATAGCATAGCTTTCCATTTCTAAGTCTGTACTAGGTAAATCAAAGGGAAGAGATGCTGTTTTATTATAAACTACTCTTTCTAAATTATCAATACGTGTCTTGTCTATATTAGACTGAGCCATTAGTAACTTTACATCAGACTTGATTTCATTAACATCATTCCAGATTAGAAGACTAACTATTGATACTAAGCTTGGAAATATCCAAACTTTAAATGTTGCAATAGAAGAATTTTCTTGTTTTGTTGTCATTTTTTAAAAATAGAAAATAGAATGCCTGTCCCCCTATTTGGGAGAAGATCATTCTATGTAGTTTATAAATAAAATTTTATTTCTTCAATCCGTACTTAATCCACTTGTACCAGAAACGTTCGTGAAGATAGTATTGAACAGGCTTGTAGATAAGCTCAGCTACCCCAAAGGCAGCCCCCACCTTGATAGAATCACTGATCCACCACATTATTAGGAAACCTATTAAGGTGCTGATTATTCTATAGCTAATAGTCTTAGCTATGTGTCTCTTTACCAATGGCATATGTATGAGCAAAACTATGTAAAAGATTTGATATAACCAAATCTTTTTTTAGTAAGGGTTGTATGATTTCTCCTCTACAAACTCAGAGAGGTACTTAATATTAATTTCTTTTTTAATATGTGCTCTTTTATCATTCAATTTGTACACTGACCTAGCCAGATCAACAAATTCTGGGCCAAAACTACCAGCTCTTTCAAAGTCTCTGAGCAAGTCTTCCACATCCCAAAGAGCTTTATTTGTCTTAAGTAGGTCATCTACTAGTGGATCATGTAGAATTTCAGGGTCAATCACTGTATTTAAGTAGTTTTTCTCAACAAAAACGTTCTTAAGTTTGTCTTTGTCTGTAATGTTCAAAGCCTTGATGGAAAGGATGGTCCATTTGTCCACAACTTCCCCAATACTTACTTCTATTTGCATAAAAATTTTGTTGTTTATTTACAACAAATATACTAATTTTGTTCAAAATAACCAGCATTATGCCAAATAGTTATACTTTTTACAAACCTGAGATTAAGAAATACTTTGAACATCATGTTCCTACACATAAAAAGATATTAGATGTTGGTCCTGGACAGGGTACTTATGCTAAGCTTTTAGAAGATATTGGTTATGATATAGATGCTGTTGAAGCTTGGGCCCCTTACATTGAAGAATTCAAACTGAAAGATTGGTACGGAACAGTACACAATGCAGACATCCGTGAGTTTGACTGGTCAGAATATGACTACATCATCCTAGGAGATATACTAGAACATCTTACAGCTGAAGAAGGTCAGAAGCTTATTACAAATATAACAGATGCAGGCAAAGAATGTTTAGTGGCTGTACCATATATGATGGCTCAAGATGGTGAAGAGTATGGTAATACATACGAAACTCATCTCCAGGAAGACCTAACTCACAGGGTAATGAAGACTAGATACCCCCAGCTAGTTGAACTTTATAGTAATCATTTGTATGGGTATTATACGAATAAGCATATAAAAGCTGAAAAAGCGTACGTTTTATATGCAAATGCATCTTATGTTCCTACTGTTAAAGCTTGTGTAGCTTCTATAAGAAGATATAGCGAGCTTCCCATCTACGTATATTTATTAGATACTATTGCAGATATTCCTGGTGCTACAACAATTATGTGGAAGTCTAATCTACCAAAGCTTTCTATCAACAAATACATTGATAGAAGTGATAAGAATGTCTATAGACTGTTGATAGAACGTCCAATGATTGTTAAAGATGCTCTATTGAACTGTGCTCATACAGTAGCTTATATAGACTCTGATAGTGTAGCCACAGAATACGTTGATAGCATATTTGATATGTATCCTAAAATGAACTATCCCTATTTTGTAGAAGGTATTTATGACTATCTACACATCAATGGTAGAGGTGGGGCTGATACTAGAGAAGATATGTCTACAACATTAGAAGCACCAGCATGTGAATTGTTTGGTGTCAATCAATATGTTAGACAGAGATATAGACAAACAGGTTATTTTGTAGCCAACCATTACTGCTTTGACTTCTTAGATGAGTGGTACTGGATGTGTACTCATCCTAAAGTGATGGCTAACCATGAGTGGTATGCTCCATACCATGAAGAAACAATAGCTAACGTCTTATTGTGGAAGTGGGGAGTGTTAGATGGCCTACCTTACATCTACACCAATGCTAGCCTAGATAGAATAGAAGACATCTACGATAAGCTTGAGTGGGGAAAACACCACGGAAGCTGGTCAAGATTACCAGATAATAAACATAAGTTATTATTCTTACATGGAGAGAAAGATCCAAAGGTGATGAATAAGATGATACAAACTCTAGAGAGTGCAGAGAAACAACTAAGTGTATTGTTCTTAGCTCCTCACTTATCTACAGGTGGTATGCCTGGTTTCCTCCTAAAAAGAGTGCAGGAACTACAACATTTCGTACGAATTTATGTAGTGGAGTACTCTGATTTCAGTCCTGTGTATGTTGTGCAGAAGAATGAAATCAAGAAGCTTCTACCTGAAAATAGGATATTTACACTAGGAGAGAACAAGATGGAACTGATTGACATCATCAAAAAGAATAGTATTGATGTTGTACATGTAGAAGAAATGTTAGAAGGGTTTGAGAGCTTTAATCAAGTAAGCCCTCAGTTATTAGATGCATTGTATGCTCCTGATAGAACCTGGAGAATAGTTGAGACATGTCATAACGTTTGGTTTAATCCTGACGAACTTAAGAAGTATGAACCAGAGGCTTATGCTTTCTGTACACCATATCATTATAAGACATTTGCTAACATGAAGGCTTATAAAGATGTAATTGAATTCCCTATAGAAGATAAGAGACCAAGTATTGTACATAAGGTGGATGCTAAAGATGAGTTAGGATTTAATTTGAATAGACCTAATGTTGTAAATGTAGGGCTATGGACCCCAGGAAAGAATCAGAAAGAAGGAATAGAGATAGCTAGAAAATATCCTAGTATGGACTTCCATTTTGTAGGTAACCAAGCTCCTAACTTTAAAGACTATTGGGAACCATTGATGGAAAACTTACCAAAGAATGTAACCATATGGGGAGAGAGAAGTGACATTGAAACATTCTTAAAAGCTGCAGACATATTCATGTTTAACAGCACATGGGAATGTAATCCTCTTGTACTTAGAGAAGCAATCAGCTATGCACTTCCTGTAGTAGCTAGAAATCTTCCTCAGTATGAAGATATGTTTACTAGATACATCCTACCTATAGATAGTGATCTAGATAAAGTGAATGAAAAATATCCTGTTGGTGTTGTTTTTCATGACATACCAGATAACAGATTTGCACAAGATCATGTACACTTGTATAATAAAACGCTTGATATACCTATTGTTCCTAGAAAGAAAAAGAAAACAAAGGTGAATATATCTTTGCTATTTGTAGAGAGTCCCACCTTAGAAATTACAGGAAACAGTGATAGTAACTTCTTAATCAAATTCTTTGATGAGAAAGGGGTTTGCCATTATGAAAATACAATTACTAGCAACCGTTGGGTTAAGTTAAATAGACAATGGTTTACCAAGTGGACAGCTATGGTATGGGAAGATGGAGAACTCATCTTTGAAGAAACGTTAAACTATGAAGGTAAGCGTGTATACATCTGTATAGATAGTCAATCATTAGGTGATACTATTGCCTGGATACCGTATTGCAATGAGTTCAGAAAGAAACACAACTGTCACGTTGTAGTGAGCACATACAAGAACTTCTTATTTGAGAAAGCGTATCCAGAGCTTGAGTTTGTCACTCCAGGAAGTGTAGTGGGCAACATCCACGGTCAGTATATTGTTGGCTGGAGATATGGTAAAGATAAAGAACCTGTGTTATGTAACACTATCCCTTTACAGAAAGCAGCTAGTAACATACTAGGGTTAGAATTTAAAGAGATTAGACCTAGATTTGCTTACGAGCCAGTTAAATTTAGTGGCAAAGATACATTTGTAACAATTGCTACTAATAGTACATCAGGATGTAAGTTCTGGACTAAGCAAGGTTGGCAAGCTTTGATTAACTATCTAGTTGATAATGGATACAAAGTGTACAATGTATCTAAAGAAAAAAATCCATTTGATAACTGTACGCAGATAGAAGACACTTCTATGGATAACACTATCAATATGATTTGGAACAGTAAGTTCTTTATAGGATTAAGCTCAGGGTTAAGCTGGTTAGCTTGGATGATGGGTAAGCAAACTGTAATGATTAGTAACTTTACAGAAGCAGATCATGAGTTTCAATCTAATTGTTTAAGAATTACAGATACAAACTTATGTCATGGTTGTTGGAACAATCCTAACTTTAAGTTTGATAAAGGTGATTGGGATTGGTGTCCTGTACATAAAGGAACTAATAGACAATTTGAATGTCATAAAGGTATATCTGCAGAAACAGTAATTAATAAAATAAAACACTTACTATGATAATAGTATTATTTGGTCAACCTGCATCAGGTAAAACAACTCTCGCTAAGAAATTTATAGCAGAGGGATTTCATCACATAGATGGAGATGAGTTAAGAGACCTTTTTAAAAATAAAGACTATAGTAGAGAAGGTAGAATTAAGAATTTAAATAGAGCTAGTGATATAGCTCATTATTTAGATAAGATAAAAAACTACAATGTAGTGCTCTCATTAGTATATCCTTATGAAGAAGCTAGAGAGTACCTTAGTAAATTAAACAGAGGTGTTAAATGGATCTACCTTATCTATGAAGAAGATAGAGGTAGAGATGACTTTAAAGTGAAAGACTTTGAGGTTCCTCACATGGATAATGTAGATTTAATTATTAATACTTCTAACACTTCTATTGAAGACAGTTTAGATAAAATCAAGCGTATATGCAGAATATTTTAGCGGAGGGAAATCGTAAGACAGATGGGTATGCTATGTTTATAGGAAGATGGCAACCATGGCACGCTGGTCACAGATGGTTAATTGATCAACAATTGAACCAGGGAAAGAAGGTGTTGCTATGTGTAAGAGATGTTAAAGAGGATGAAAAGAATCCTTGGTCTGCGTATCAAATCATGATGAACTTAGCAGAAGCATTAAATGATTTAATTGAAGAAGGTAAGGTGAGACTTATGATTATCCCTGACATTGAGTCTATAAACTTTGGAAGAGGAGTGGGTTATGATGTTATTGAGCACGTACCACCACAAGAGATACATGATATTTCTGCTACACAAATTAGAGAACAAATGAAAAAAGAAGGTAAACTATGAATATAATATTTCAAATTAATGGTGGTATAGGCAAGGTGATTGCCTCCACAGCTGTGTGTGCTTCAATAAAAACTAAGTACCCTGATTGTAAACTAATTGTTGTCTCTGGTTATCCAGATGTATTTCTAGGTAATTCTAATGTAGATAGAGCTTATGGCTTTGGTCAACAAGCTTATTTCTATAAGGAGTATATTGAGAATCAAGAAGTGTTAGTGTTTGCTCACGATCCTTATTTAGAAACAAAGCACATCAAACAAGAAGAACATCTTATTGAAACTTGGTGTAAGCTATATGACTTACCTGTAACTAAAACTGTTGGGGAATTATTTCTTACAAAAAGAGAAATAGATTTCTTTAGTAAGAAGTTTGTATCTGATAAACCTATTTTGCTATTACAAACAAATGGTGGGACTGAATCTGATGTTAAATACTCATGGGCTAGAGATATTCCTAGTTATGTAGTGGAGAATGTTATACATGAATTTAGAGAACAATATAACATTGTTCACATAAGAAGAGAAGATCAAATAAATTATGAAGGTACATTTCCTGTAACTGATACATTCAGAGCACTTCTTGTACTTATAAGTATAAGTGATAAAAGATTAATGATGGATAGCTTTGGTCAACATGCTGCAGCTGCTTTGAATAAACCATCCACTGTACTGTGGGTTGTGAACGTTCCTAATGTATTTGGATATGATATTCATACAAACATTACAGCTAATCCAGAAACAAGTTCCTCTGAACTAAGAAACTCTTATTTGAACAAATATAATATATCAGGTGAGCTTATAGAGTTTCCTTACAATAATGAGTCTGAAATATTTAATGTAAACGATGTAATTAAATCTTTAAAATAATGGAAAAAATATTCTATCAAAGTTCATTACCTAGGTCAGGATCTACATTGTTACAAAACATTCTTGCACAGAACCCTGATATATATGCTACACCTACATCTGGTGTACTTGAATTAATATTTGGAGCACGTAATAATTATACTAATTCAGCAGAGTTTAAAGCTCAAGATGCTGAACTTATGAAAAAAGGATGGCAGGCATTTGCTAAATCTGGTATGGATGCTTTCTATAGTGCTATTACAGATAAGAAATATGTTATAGATAAAAGCAGAGGTTGGGGCATACACTATGATTTCTTACAATTTGTACATAATGAAGAACCAAAAATCATTTGTATGGTGAGAGATTTACGTGATATATTTGCATCTATGGAAGGTAACTTTAGAAAACATCCAGAGAAGCAATCTGATATTCTAGATTGGTCTAAAGGACAGGGAACCACCGTACCTAAGCGTATAGATATATGGGCATCACAACCTCCTGTAGGACTTGCCATTGAAAGACTTAGTGAGATATTTAGAACAGGAATTAATAACAAAATGTTATTTGTAAAGTTTGAAGACTTATGTTTATATCCAGAATCTACAATGATTAAGATTTATGATTACTTAGGTGTACCATTTTATGAACATGACTTTGATAACATTGAACAAGTAACTAAAGAAGATGATGAAATCTATGGTGCATTTGGTGATCACGTTATTCGTACAAAACTTGAACCTGTAAGAAGTAAAGCCAAAGAGTTATTAGGTAAGGACGTAACAGATTGGATCTATACCAATTACAAATGGTTCTATGACACATTTAGATATAGTAAATAATAAAAACAAAAAAGCCCAGAATTAACTGGGCTTTTTTTATTACTTCACCTTAAATTAATATTACAATACATTAAGGTTATTGCTAACTTCTTTGAACTCCACTACAGATGTTCCTAATTTAGCTGCAACAATTTGAAACAACTCTTCATCATTTGTACCCCAGTTAGCTACTTCTGCAGCAGTTAACACAAGTTGTGTACGTTGAGGAGCTCTCTGTAAATAATCTATATTATTTACATTTTTGATGTTGCCATAAACAACTACAAACTCATGTTTTTCATTTCCTGGAACATAATTTACACCAATCACTCCTAAGTGATCAAATGATACAACTGTTGCAGAACTGAATGGGTTCTCATCTTTTTGAGAGAAAGATGCACTTGGATTAATTTTAGCTACTAACATAACTTTATTTTTTATTTTTGTTTTTAAATTATTTATTTTTTAATTCTTCTAATTGTAAAGTTAATGAATCTACACAAGATGTCAAAATTTGTATACCCTTTGTTAAAATAGGTAATAATTTTGATGAATCAAATGTATAGTATCCACTAAAGGTCATTTTTACTGATTCAGGTACTACGTCTTTAACTTGTTGAGCAATGAATCCTACTTGTCTTCCTTCTCCATTTTCTTTATTATCACTATTGAATTCATAGAATGAAGGAACTAATTTGTTAATGTCACAAAGTTGATACTCAACAGGTTGAATGCAACACTTTAATCTAGCATCAGATGTATTCTTAACAATTATTCCACTAGAGTTTGCACAAATTGCACCTCCTCCAGATAAATTACCTGCAGCAAAACAACTAGCGTGGTTTACAAATGAGTTCATTGACATTATGCTACATCCACTTACAGTACTTCCTGCTCCCATGGTCATGTTAAAACAACCACCAGTAACAGCAGAAGCTGCAGCTGTTGTGCTGTTAGATTGTCCAGCAAGAATACCACTCATTGCTGAACTCGCGAAGTTTTGACATCCAGCAACAATACCTGACTTATCAGTACTCATTCCTGCAGCTATAGTATTGTTACTTCCACCTCCAATGAAACCCCAACCACCACAAGCCCTATTGGTTTGTCCACCTCCAACAAATGAATAACCAGGTAATGTACCATAAGTTCCACTAGCAGTGGTATTACTAGCACCGCCTGCAATAGCTGAACAATTAGCACTTGCAGTATTAGCAAAACCTCCTATTATAGCTGAATTACATCCATTTGCACCACCAACGTCACCACCACCAATAAACGACTTTGCTCCAAAAGCGTTGTTGGAAGTACCAGCAACTACTCCAGAAAAATCACCAAATGTTCCATTCTGACATCCACCACCAACATAAGAAAATGGATTTGAAGCAGTGTTTCCATATCCACCACTAACTGTTGAACCACATGCATTTGCATTATTACCTCTACCACCTCCAATAAATGCACATCTTCCATATGCTGAAATAGTATTACAAAATCCCCCACCTATTGTTCCATAGTCACCACAAACTCTATTACAAGCTCCACCCCCAACTGTTTCTCCATAAGTACCAAAAGGATAAGCACTATGCGTATAGTTATTATATCCACCACCAATGAATGAACATCTGCCCTGATTACTGTTAAAATTACCACCAGCGATTACAGAATACTCGCCAAATGTATTGTTACCATAACCACTTAAAGAACCAGAGAAGTTACCCATTGCCATGTTACCAGCTCCACATCTTTCTGTAGAACCAGTTCCCATTCCTTGTACAATGATGCTTGAGCCACCACCACCACCAGCAGTTAAACATAATTTACCAAATGAATCAAAGCTTATGCTACAACCCATTCCGTAAAATGCACTGAATGATGTGATTGCTAAATTATTAACCATGTGTGTACATGCTAATGAATTCATTAAACCACATCCAGACACAGTTGCATAGCTTGCCTGAGCAGAGTTAGAATTTCCTCCAGTTACAGTTGCACCTACAGCATATGCACTAATACTGTTACTAGATCCTCCAGATATAGTACCTTGAACTGCAGACATTCCTAAAGTATGAGAAGTACCACCACCAATTGTACTACCAGCTGAATTCATACTAATTGTGTGGAACCCACCGCCTGCAATTACACTATCACCAGAATAACTACTAATTGTATTCATGCTACCACCACCAATTACAGAACTAACAGCAGATGTATCAATGTTATTACTAGATCCTCCACCTATCGTAGAACATGATGCATTTGTTTGTATTCTGTTACATCTTCCACCACCAATTGTAGAACATCCTGAATTTGCAAATATTTTATTGAATTGACCACCAGAGATTGTTGAATGAGATGGATCAACACAGTTAGTTTCACCACCACCAATGAATACGTTACTTCCAGCATTCACACAGTTAAAGAAACCCCCTGCAATAGTAGAATACATTCCAGAGTTACTATTAAATCCACCACCAGCAATAAGTGATCCATTGCTAGAACTATTATTGGTAGTACCACTTAAAGCACTAGCAAAAAATCCACTTGCAACGTTACTACATCCATTACCTATAATTGAACAACATCCAGTGCCAGCAACCATTACACCACCGCCACCAGCTGTATAAGCAATAAGCTCACCCAGAGGTCCTGCACACACTGCACATCCACCTATTGCAGCATTACTTAAATTAGGTTGAACAAAACAATTAGACATGAATGAACATGCTAAACTGTTTGATAAACCACATCCAAATACACCAGAATAATTTCCCATTGCAGTATTACCTGAACCTCCTAGTACTGCTGAAAAGAATCCATTAGCACTATTATTGCTACCACCAACTACCACTCCAGATGTTCCTGCAGCTCCGTTACCTAATCCACCACCAACAAATGAAAATTCTCCAGTAGCATTATTAAGTTCACCTCCTACTACAGAACTACAGTTTCCTGTTGCTGTATTACTAGCCCCACATCTTACAGAAGATAATATACCATCTCCAAGAATAATAACAGCACTAGAACCAACATTCACACCACTAGATCCAGAAGATCCAGATGTACCATTAGATCCTGCAGCTCCTTCAGCTCCTGATGTACCACTAGTTCCAGTTGTACCACTTGTTCCAGTTGTACCACTAGTTCCGTTTGAGCCATTAATACCACTTGATCCACTTGTTCCAGAAGTACCAGTAGTACCGCTTGTGCCAGTGGTGCCTGATGTACCATTAATACCTGACGTACCAGCAGTGCCAGAAGAACCGCTAGTACCTGTAGTTCCAGAAGTACCGTTTGATCCATTAACTCCTGAAGTTCCAGAGGTACCAGTTGTACCTGATGTACCGTTTATTCCACTAGTTCCACTTGTTCCTGTTGTGCCAGATGAACCACTTGTACCAGTGGTACCTGAGGTTCCAGTTGTTCCAGAAGTTCCTCCTGTACCATTAGTTCCAGATGTACCACCTGTACCGTTTGTACCTGAAGAGCCTGAAGAGCCTGATGTACCAGTAGTACCTGAAGTACCACCAGTTCCATTAGTAGCTGAAGTTCCAGAAGTTGCTGACGTACCACTAGTTCCATTACTACCACTAACACCAGAAGATCCTGATGTTCCTGTAGTACCAGATGTTCCACTTGTTGCACTAGTTCCACTAGTACCTGTTGTACCACTGGTTCCAGTTGTGCCACTTGTTCCACTTGTACCACCAGTTCCATTAGTACCACTAGAACCTGAAGTTCCACTTGTACCAGATGTACCTCCAGTTCCATTAGTTCCTGAACTTCCTGATGTACCAGTGGTACCAGAAGTTGCAGATGAGCCAGATGAACCAGAAGAGCCAGATGTTCCTGTTGTACCAGAACTTCCACTTACACCACTAGACCCTGAAGTACCAGTGGTACCGCTTGTTCCTGAAGTTCCGCTTGTTCCAGAAGAACCTGAAGAACCTGAGTTTCCACTAGTACCTGAAGTTCCAGAAGGAGCAGTAAAAGTTGTTTGAACGTAAGAATAATTGCTTGTACCCTCTGTATAAAAAGTTACATTAACACTTGACCCACCACTATGGGTTGCGTATATTTGACAATAAAGTCTATCTGTTGCAACCAATGCTGTTTGACCTAAAAATAAATCTGTAAAAAATTCCTTGATAACACCAGTGTTTAATGCTTCTGTGTCAAGGTTTGTAGTGCCTAACAAAGTAGACACTCCACCAACTGTATATTTATATAATTCTACATCTATACCTATAGTAGTATTTGAATTAACAGAGATGTGATTAACAAAAGCCCATAATCCTGATGGTATGTTTGTAACACCAGGAACACCAGAGTCTGTTGCAAATTTTGCAATCAAAGTTCTACTAGAGCCAGGAACTGTTACAGTTACAGTCTGTTCAGTTCCACCTGTTGCAGTTGGAGACAATTGTTTATATGTTGGAGAACCAAAAGCACTATTTGTATTTGCAGATTGATTCATGTAATAAACCTGACCACCAGAAATACCATTAAGTCCAGATGTACCTGCAGTACCTGAAGACCCACTTGTACCTGTTGTACCACTAGAGCCACTTGTACCTGTTGTACCAGACGTACCACTAGTTCCTGTAGAACCACTGGTTCCACTTGTACCACTTGTGCCTGAGCTTCCTGAAGTTCCAGAAGTACCAGAGCTACCTGATGTGCCACTGGTTCCACCAGTTCCATTAGTTCCACTAGAACCACTTGTTCCTGTTGTACCTGAAGTGCCACCTGTTCCATTAGTTCCACTAGATCCAGAACTACCACTTGTACCAGATGATCCACTTGTACCAGTAGTTCCACTAGAGCCTGAAGTACCTGTAGATCCACTAGTTCCACTAGTTCCACCAGTACCATTAGTACCGCTAGTTCCACTAGTACCACTTGTACCAGTTGTGCCTGAAGATCCACTTGTGCCATCAATAGCACTTGTACCTGAAGTACCACTTGTTCCAGTGGTTCCACTTGTTCCGTCTACACCAGTAGTTCCACTTGTGCCAGACGTACCTGTTGACCCACTAGTACCACTAGTACCAGTTGTGCCAGAAGTTCCGTTAGTACCATCTATACCAGTTGTACCTGAGGTACCTGAAGTACCACCACTACCTGACGTTCCAGTGGTACCAGATGTACCACTTGTGCCATCTATTGCAGAAGTTCCTGAGGTACCAGTAGTACCAGCAGTTCCTGAAGAGCCACTTGTTCCACTAGTTCCAGATGTGCCTGTTGTACCAGATGTTCCGCTAGTTGCAGAAGATCCTGAGGTTCCACTTGTGCCACTAGTTCCATTTGTACCATCAATTCCTGATGTACCACTTGATCCACTTGATCCACTAGTACCACCTGTACCATTGGTAGCAGATGTTCCACTTGAACCAGATGTACCGCTTGTACCTGTTGTACCGCTTGTACCTGTTGTACCACTAGTTCCTGAGGTTCCAGTTGTACCAGATGTTCCATCAATAGCTGATGTTCCACTTGTACCAGCTGTTCCACTAGTTCCAGTTGTGCCACTTGTACCGCTAGTTCCATGTGTTCCAGATGTTCCACTTGTACCACTGGTTCCTGTTGTTCCAGCAGTTCCAGAAGAGCCACTAGTCCCAGAAGATCCTGAAGTACCAGTAGTGCCAGATGTTCCAGAAGAACCATCTCCTCCAGAAGCACCATCTAAGTTAACTATCCAGCTAGTATATGTACCACTACCAACTGTTCTAGTTGGAGAGCCAAAAATTAACTCACCATTAACTGGATTATAGAATACCACTTCACATTCTTGGAAGTTGTTTATATCATGAGCTATTACAATAGATTGAGCTACTGTATATGCAAGTTGTGTTCCTACAACAATGGCCCCATTACTACCTAAATTAAATGATGATGTAGAAGTTGTTGCAAATTGGTCACCTGTTTCTCCAGAAGTACCTGATGAACCAGATGTACCATTACTACCATCAGCACCACTGGTTCCACTAGTTCCACTAGTTCCAGATGTGCCATCTATTGCTGATGTTCCAGATGAGCCTGAAGACCCACTAGTTCCTGAAGTACCGTCTGTTGCACTTGTACCACTTGAACCTGAAGTTCCACTTGTACCAGATGTACCTCCACTACCACCAGCACCATCAATACCTGAACTACCACTAGTTCCAGATGTACCAGAGGTACCTGAAGTACCTGAAGTACCTGCACTTCCAGATGTACCATCATCACCAGGAGAACCAGAAGCAATTACTTCCCAAAGGTTATAACTACCACTACCTACAGATTTGGTTGGTGTAAAAACCAACTGTCCTGTAGCAGGATTGTAAGAAACAACCTGACCAAAAATATAGTCAGTACTATCTGCTATTAGCTGGATAAATTGTCCAGTGATAAAAGATAGACCTGTTTGAGTGGTTATTGTTATGTTAGAATAAGCCATTTATATTGATTTTATATTTTTATATTTTATTAACATGATGAACAAGCACTTGTAACTGTAGCTAGAGAGTTTCCATTAATTACAGATACTGATACAACTTGACCTCCAAAAGATACATACCATGTACCTGTTGCTGCAGCTGCAAATATTGCACCTGTAAATGTAGTGCTGGTACAGAAAGTAGAAGCATTACCTGTTACAGAACCAGTTGCAGTTGGAAGACAAGCGTCTTCAGGAGCTCCACCAAATCCAATAGTATTACTAAAGTTTGCAGCAGTCGTTGTTGTAGTTGTTGTTGTTGGAATTGGTCCAGAACATGAAAAACAACTACCTGATGCAGTTAATAATGTTGAACCTCCACCTGTAGAAGTAAATTCTCTACTATCAATTCCATCAGAAACATAATAAGTACCTGCTGGTATTGATGTTGCATTGGCTGCATTTAAAGAAGTGCAATCACAAAGAGTTGTTCCTCCGCTATATGCATAAGTAGGTAAGTTATAAGCACCTGAAGCTGTACAAGCAAGTGCACTATTAAGGTCAACGTACAAAGTAGGTGCTGGAGGTATACAACTTTCTATACTTGTTATTATACCAGATTCAGCAATTCCAAATGGATCACCATCAAGACCTATATAATATGTGCCTGGAGGATTTGAATATGTAAAAGGATTTGTTAAATATGGATCCTCATACAATTGTGTTCCTACTTGAATAGGTAATGATGCTACATATAATGGAATAAAAGGACCAACACCATCACAAGGACTAAAAGGACCAAAAAGACTTGGGCTAATACCACTAGCCGTAACTTCAATACCAAGAGGACAAGTTACATAGTTTGTAAGTTCTCCATTAACATCAACTTCTACTGCATAGTCAACACCTAATCTTGTTAATTTTCTCCATCCCACTGAACCAATAAATGGTGTTGTTAAACTTGGGCTATCATAAAAAATCATTCCTACAATAGGAACAGTATACCCAGGTAAAGCATAAACAGTACTTGTTGTAGTTGAACCATCACAAGCCAATGCTGCACTACCTGTAGCTGCATTATCAATTACATATGCTACAGGACCAGCTGTTGTTGTACTTGTAGTTGTAGTTGTAGCTTGTGCAGGAGGAAGTGTAATTGTATTACTACTTGTACCGTATAATAATGTAGAGCTACCAGATGTACCTGATGTGCCACTGGTACCAGAAGTACCACTAGTTCCACTTGTGCCACTAGATCCTGATGTACCTGAGGTTCCGTTAGTACCATCTATTCCACTTGTTCCAGATGTGCCAGATGAACCAGCTGTACCACTTGAGCCTGAGGTGCCATCTATACCAGATGTTCCTGTTGTGCCTGACGTTCCACTAGTACCTGATGTTCCGTCTACACCTGAAGTGCCAGATGTTCCACTAGTTCCACTTGAGCCTGAGGTGCCAGTAGTTCCTGAAGAACCAGAAGTTCCTGAGGTGCCACTAGTTGCTGAGGTACCACTAGTTCCAGTTGTACCACTAGTACCAGATGAACCTGAAGTGCCAGAAGTTCCGTCAATTCCAGAAGTTCCATCTGTACCACTTGTACCGTCAGTACCACTAGTTCCGTCAACTCCACTTGTACCTGAGGTTCCATCTATGCCAGAAGTACCGTCAGTACCAGATGTTCCATCAGTTCCTGATGTTCCGTCTGTACCAGAAGTACCACTTGAGCCAGAAGTTCCTGAAGTGCCATCAATACCACTAGAGCCTGATGTACCGCTTGTGCCTGAAGTACCAGTGCTTCCACTTGTACCACTTGTTCCGTTAGTACCATCAATACCAGAAGTACCAGAAGTTCCACTAGAACCACTAGTTCCAGTTGTTCCACTAGATCCTGACGTACCGCTTGTTCCAGAGGTTCCACTTGTACCTGATGAGCCATCAGTACCAGAAGTACCAGATGTGCCTGTAGTTCCAGAAGTGCCAGAAGTGCCATCTATTCCAGATGTACCACTTGTACCTGAGCTACCATCACCGCCAGACGCACCATCAAGGTTTACTATCCAACTTGTATATGTGCCTGAACCCACTGTTCTAAAAGGGGCACCAAAACTTAATTCGCCTGTTAATGGGTTATAAGCTGTAACCTCACACTCTTGGAAGTTATTAGCATCATAAACCACAATTATTGATTGAGCCACTGAGTAAGCTAAACCTGTAGCAACTGTTAATGTACCAGAGTTACCTAATGTAAAGCTATCAGTAGATGTTGTTCTATATTTATCACCTTGTTCTCCAGAAGTACCACTTGTCCCACTAGTGCCATCTATTCCAGATGACCCTGATGTTCCTGTAGACCCTGATGTTCCATGGCTACCGTCTGTACCACTTGTACCACTAGATCCAGAAGTACCTGTTGTACCACTAGATCCTGATTCACCGCTAGTACCACTTGTTCCAGTAGTTCCAGATGTTCCGTTACTACCATCACTTCCTGAGGTTCCTGAACTACCACTTGTACCTGTAGTGCCACTAGTACCACTTGTTCCATCAACTCCAGAAGACCCACTAGTTCCAGAAGATCCACTTGTTGCTGATGTTCCACTTGTACCGTGTGTTCCGCTAGTACCAGATGTACCAGTCGTACCTGAAGTTCCTGATTCACCACTAGTTCCACTAGTACCGTCAGATCCTGATGTACCAGATGTTCCATCAACACCACTTGTTCCAGCAGTTCCTGATGATCCAGACGTACCTGTTGTTCCTGAAGTACCACTTGTACCTGTAGATCCACTTGTACCTGATGTACCGCTTGTTGCAGATGTTCCAGAAGTTCCACTTGTTCCATCTATTCCACTTGTACCAGAGGTACCATCTTCACCTGAAGATCCGCTTGTTCCAGCAGTTCCACTAGTTGCAGAAGTTCCACTTGTACCATCTACACCTGAAGTGCCACTGGTCCCTGTAGTGCCTGATGTTCCTGATGTACCGTCTATTGCAGAAGTGCCACTTGTTCCAGAGGTTCCACTTGTTGCAGATGAACCACTAGTACCACTTGTACCGTCAGTTCCACTTGTACCATCAATGCCAGATGTACCTGAGCTTCCAGCAGTTCCTGAAGAACCTGCTGATCCATTTACACCATTTGTTCCATTAATACCTGACGTACCAGAGGTGCCACGTGTTCCTGATGTACCACTAGTACCTGTAGTTCCACTTGATCCAGCAGCACCGTTCACTCCACTTGTACCGCTTGTACCACTTGTACCTGAGACACCAGTAGTACCAGAAGTTCCAGAAGTACCACGTGTACCAGACGTACCATCTACACCACTTGTACCTGAAGTTCCAGTTAAACCACTAGTACCTGATGTACCACGTGTTCCTGAGGTTCCAGAAACCCCACTTGTACCAGAGGTTCCATTGATACCATTTGTACCATCAGAACCAGAGGTTCCACTAGTACCTGAAGTACCAGCTGAACCACTACCGCCTCCTCCATTACCAATAGCTTGATCAATTTTTTCTAAAGCTGTCTGAATGGAATCATTAGTGTTGATACCTGTATAAACAAGATTAGCACCCTCGTAAAATACGCAGGTGCTGTTAAGTATGACTGGGCAAGGAGTTGCAGAACATGTAACGTTCATAGTAAAGTTGTATTATGTGTAATCTATTGATATACAAATAGGCACATAGCTTTGAAATAGCTTGTGCCTATAGGTACAAAAATAGCTAAAATTATTTAATTTCAATGAGTTGTAAAAAACTATGCTATATAATATAGCATTTATTTTGATTATTTATTTAGCATATCCAGATTGAGATTGTGCTTTTATTCCAAGATCTTTTGCTGCTTCTGGATAGAATGCTGGTAAATACGCTCCTGCTTGACTTGTTATAGGGAATTGCTTCATTACATATTTAAGTACAAAGTTTTTCTTAACAGCTTTTTCATCAGGCTCTACGTATAAGTAAAACAATTCTGTACCACCATTCTTAATCACCTTAATAAAGTTTTCTATAATTGCTAGTGAAGGGAAGATACCTTTAGATACAAGTCCAGCCATACTAGTTGGATCATAGAAATAAGTAATCTCATCTTTAAACTTATCTACAGCTCTCATCAAATATTTATATTTGTTTCTCACTGCTGGATCTTCATCCTCATCAGGAGCGAAAGCTTTAAGTCCCATAACAAGAGCCCACATACTAGCAAGGAATATTACATCTAACATTTGAGACTTCATGTTTTGATTAACTAAACCTAAGAATTCTCCTTCAGTCATCTCAAGATCCTTACCTGTATCTGCTTTATAATCAGCAGCTTTCTTTTCAAATAAAGCTTGCATTTGAGCAACCCATTGATCATCATTACCTTTAATAGCACTTGTTAAACTCTTTAAAGATCCTAATAAGTCATCTGAAATCACTCTATACATCATACGCATTCTACCCCACTCATACGCATCAGAAGCTGAGTTGTACTTTAAGTTACCCATTCTAACATCCACAAGTCTAGGAATCCAGTTCTTAAACAACATGAATGATGATCCGTATATAGTTTGGTTGATAGGACGTATATCATCATCACTTAATGTACCTAAAGCATTCTTAGTTAATGATTGTACGTTTCTTCTTAAGTTAACAACTGACTCAGATTTTCTTTCTACACCAGGAATAACTAGTTTATTATCAACTAGTTCTGCCAGTTTCATCACTCCTTTTTCTTCTACAAGTTGCTTAACGTCTTCTTCAAACTTATCTCTTCTAGTTTTTCTTTCATCTGATGTACCAGTGAACATGTTTTCATATTCAGGTGTGCTTCTTAAATATTCTCTAGCGTTTACCACTTGTCCGTCTAATACAATAGAGTTGTCTAAGAAACTATAGAAGTTAGTTGTCTGTACATTCAAATCAGATTTTCTCATAAGAATCATTAAGAAATCTTGAATTCTTTCTTGAGTTAAGTTGCTCAAAGACAATGTTTTAGCTACCTCTCTATTATAGTTTTCTGAAAGAGGAAGGAAATATTCTAACGCTGCAATGTATTTCTTCTTATCTCCACCAATCATTTTACCTGGAAGTACCCACAGTTGGTTTCTAAGATAGTCTGCTTTAGTAAAATACTTACCAGAGTTAATAATAGATTGAGAGTTACCACCAAAGTAGTTAGATGCTGAGGACAATAAGTTTAAACCTAATGCGTTTACAGCAAACTGATTGTTAATATTATTAATCACTTTGTTGAAGCTAATTTGTTTTCCCTTGAGATTTTTTGGAAACAAATCACGTCCAATCTTTTTATTTATCTTTTCTCCAAAGTCACCAAACTTACCTAATATCTGGTCAAAGCTTTCACTAGTTATATACTTCTGTCCATAGATGATAGACTTAACCATATCATCAAGAAGTTTAGTGTTCTCACTATTGTCTGGTGTATAAGTTAGATCACCGTTTGCATCCTTTTGAGTTTTACCAAATATAGATGTGGCAATAGCTTTTTTATTTCTTTCTGTTGCTACTAATCCCTGAGCTTGTTCTTCAATCTCACTTACATATTTATACTTAATAGCCATTTCATTATATAAAGCCATTGTTCTAAACAAGTCAGTGCTAACTTCTCCATCAATCTCTCTTGTGAAGTATTTAGGGATGGTGTTTATAGGTCTACCTGTAATAGGGTCAAACTTACCAAATCCTGTATCACCTTCATCAACAGTGATGCTTCTAATGAACTGTTCTCCCACAGTTATCTTTCCACCAAATATAAGCTTCTCTGTTAATCCCTTTCTAACATAAGGAAGGAATGTTCTAGCTTCTCCTTTATAGATGTAACCAAGTTCTGCATATTCATTATTCTTTTCTATAATGTAATCATAGAAATCTTTAGCTGCTCTATTCTGAGGCTTGTTAAGTTCTACCCATTCTGCAGACTCCCATTTAGTATCAGGATGTTTGTTAATTAAACTGTATTGGAACCAACCAGCACCTTTAGGATTAGAGATGTCATACTTTCTTCTCATCTGAGAAATCTCATCAGCCTCTGCCTCTAAGTTCTGTACATCAGTACCAACTCTACCAGCCATCTTGCCTTCAATTCTTGCTGTCTCTTCAGCTATCTTTTCTTCAAGAGCTGCTTTGTACGCTTCAATATCTATATTATTTTTAATCCAATCTACATCTTTATCATTAATTTTTTTCTTTAATGTAGTGTAGAAGTCAGGATTGTATTGATCAATTAACTCATTACTATCCTTCTTTTTAAGAATGTCAAAATAGTTCTTAGGATTAAGTCCTTTAGATTTAGCCCACTTATCAAAGTTTGCTTTATAAGTTCCTAATCTTCTAGTCTCATCAAGTGTATCATATCCTGCATAAGCAAAAGCTTTATTAGCTTTCTTATACAAAACTTGAATAGCTTTGCTTTGGAATGTAGAAGTGGTACCAAACCACTTACCTAATCCCTTGATAATCTTTTCAGGAGATATCAATTTCTTTACATCTACACTAGCAGCAACTACATCTTCATTAAAATCATCAGATAGTTTTCTTAATTGCACCTGTAATTTTCTAGCATCCTTTACAGTTTTTGTTAAATCCTCTTCAAGTTGCTTAGCTTCTTCAGATGAATCATTTTCAAACAAGAAGTCAAGATCTGTATCTAATGTTGTGTAAATACTAATAGTTGCCTCAGCACGATTGATTTCTAAACTCATTCTGTTTATTTCAGCCTCATCAAATGTCTTAGCATCTTTACCTTTAAACTGAGTGTTGTATTTATCAATAAGATTTGTAAGTTGTCTATTCAAAACCTTAGCTTGAGTTAACAATGGACCAAGGTCACCTCTCATTTGTAACTGTCTAATACTTGTAAATAGAATGTTCAATTGCTCATTCTTATTAAGTCTCTCAGAAGGAGGTACACCTTTTTCAGCAAGTCTTGAATACTCAGCATTAAGTTTAACCAATAAAGCATCAATCTCTTTACTTCCTGTAGTTTCTGTTTCCAGACCTAATGGAATTAAATAGTTCTTAGTAATTTCTTGAGCATCAGGATCTCCTATCTCAACACTTAACACTCTAGGAAGTTCTTTAGTTACGTTATTTATATTTGAATACTCAGCTCTAATAGGAATCATCCTTGTTTGCTCAAAGTCTTTTGGATTAATACCATAGCTATCTTGAAGGATAAGCTTGTATTGTCCCATTTGTTTTCTCCAAGAGCTTGTATAATACCAAGGTAGATCACCCTTGTTCATCTTTATATCAATGTCTACAAACTTCCAGTCAAGGATATTCACCTTTCCTTCAGGAGTGATAGCCAAGAAATCTATTGTACCAGCAACACCTCTTTTAGGATCATACACAATAACCTCAGCCATAAACTTAGTTCCTTCAGGGAAAGAGTTTAATCTTATTTGTAAGTTATCTCTAAGTGTTTCATAGAACTTTCTGTTGTTAGGATCTAATTGAGATATGTATCCGTCATCATTTAATGGATCAGCTCTCAAGTCACCATTCTCATCTACAAATAAACCAAAGGCATATTCAATATCAGAGTGACCTTTAGTACCATTAAGTGCCTTTTCATTATCTATAAGTTTCTTATACTCAGACTTAGTTAATTCATTTGCATCAAGTAAATCTTTATTCCAGCCTTTAATAAGCTCTGTAACCCTAGTAGGAATCTTCTTACCATTTATATAATAACCGTCATCTCTCTTCTCAATCTTGGATCTCACCTCATTAATCTTATCATAAACTTGTTGTTGAGAATTCTTTTGGAAATACACCTCACCCTCTTTAGCTCTAATGTCTGCAGCTGTACCCATTGCCTCACCAGACATCACTTTAATAGCAGCTTGGTCCATACCTGACTTAGCAAATAAATTCTTAATAGAAGTTATTATGCTCTGCCACCAGTTTTCCACCTTAGCTAAGTTCTGAGGAATTTCTGTTCTACCCTCAGCTTTATTAATAATAGTTTCAGCTAACACCTTACCAATAGCTTCCTTCTTTAATTTAATAACATCAGGTTTACCATCTTTGGTTTGATAGTTAGGGTCATTACCGTATAACTTAAACACCTTATCAAGAATAGCGTAACCGTTAATCTCTTTCAATAACTGGTTAAATAACTTAGGGTCAGTTTGTTGTATAATCTCTACAGCAAAGTGCATAGCTTCTTCAGGAAGAGCTACATCTTCTTTACCCTCTATAACTTGTACAAGCTTTTGCATAATCAATGCAGCACCGTTAGCATCTTGTTTTGCCCCATCAACTATGATAGACTTAAGTGTTTGAATATCAACACCTGCTCTCTTTAAGAAATCTTTAAAAATAGCTACACTAGCTGGAGAAGCTGGAGAAGCAGGTAATTTATTACTTGTTTCTGCTGCTGGTTGCTTAGCTTCTAAACCATATAGTACAGGAGTGTTATAGTTGTAATTGCTTAAATCAACTAAGTAACCACCAGCACCACCTTTAATTCCTTTGATACTAGGCTGCCATATAAGTTTAATCCCTGGGATTTGACTCATAGCATTATACAATGCTCCTGTCTCAATAGGTCTACCCTTAGTTAATTGTAATATTTCACTTGTAATTCTTGAAGCATTGAATCTACCTTCCTTCTTAAACTCACTCAATGCTTTGTTAACTTCTTCAGTGGTTGGATTTGTAACTGAACGTAGTAACCCTAAATTTTGAGCAGCTTCTTTTTTAATCTCTCTAACTTGCTCAGGAGTGAAAGGAATCTCTTCCTTACCAGCATAGATTAAAGCTGTTTGTTTATTTCCTTGTGTAAGAAGAGTGATATCATGACCACTAAAATACATAGGTGTTTCTTTTCCAGCCTCTTTGATATGCTTTTGAAGAAGATGATGTACTAATGGAGTGAAGTAGTTCATCTCTATGTTCAACGTTTCTTTAGCTATTTCTTCTGGATTTTTATACTTCTTACTTAATTCTTTTGCACTCTTATCTGCATCTGCTAAAGCTTGTTTATAGAAACCTTCTTGTTGTTCTAATAGTTCATCTAAATTTTCATTAGAGTTAGTTTGTTTTTGAAGTAGGTCTATTTCAATTTGTTTATCTACAGCTTGTTTTAATAATTCTTCATTATAATTAATGCTATTAATTACTTGAATAAATTGATTACGTGTAATCTTTAATAAGTTCTTTTGGAAATTATAAACGCTTTCAGCTTTTAAAGCCCCAAGTTTTTGCTTTTTTTGATCTGTTATTGACTTATTGAACTCTTCCATTATCTTCTTCTCACTATTATACAATAGATATTTAATAGAAGGATTCAATCCAGTTCTTCCACGTTTAGCAGCAATGTCTAATTTAAATTTAAGATATGTATTCTTATACGTTGCATTTAGATAGTTATTAATCTTCTCTTCAATCTCCTTAATGCGATAATCACTTTTAAAATAACCAATGTCTTCAGATATATTATCAAATCTACCTTCTGCAAAAGCAATTACATCTTCAATGTTTTTGATATCTTCAGCTGATAAAATAGAACTCGCACCTCCTTTTCTAAAGAAATCTTGATATTGTCTTCTTCCAGAGTAAAGTCTATCTAATGTATTATTTATATTTATAAGTGTTTCTGCACCACGGTTTCCTTCGTATAGATCTGTTCTTTCTCGTAGGTTTATTAACAATCTTTCATGCAGTATTTCAATTTCTTGAATTGATGGTGTATCACCTACCACTTGATTGTCTTTAAGAAATCTGTATAAATAGTTTTCATTAAAAACAGGTGATACTCTCGTTGATGTACTTACTACCATACCTTCAAAAGAAGGATCTTCACTTCTTCCAGAAAAACTTATAAATCCATCTTTTGCTTTAACAACCTTAAGTCCACCATTACGAAGCTGTTGTAAGTTCTCAACTAATGTTTCTTCTAAATCATTTTTAAATTGTAACAATTGATTATCAAGGTTAAGCTCATTGGGCTTAAACTCTCTTAAGAACTCAATATTGTCATTCTGTATTTCATGTAATAACACAGCATCTTTAAATGTGTTATTTCCTGTATAGAAATAAGTTAAGTTACCCCATGCTGATGGAGATAATTTAAAGTGAGTTGATCTATCAGCAAAGTATTTATCATTAAATCTTAATGACACTTTGTTATGATAGACAGAAGGGTTTTGTTTTGTAAGTCCTGTAAGTTGAATAAGTCTTTGTCTCTCTGCCATAGGCATTTGAGCTAGTGTCTCATCATTAAGGTTTGTCATATCAACATCTTCATCTGTTGTTCTATCAGGAACCTCAGTGAATGTTTGATCTATTCTATATGATAAGTATTGATCTTCGTTAGCAAATCCTAATAAGTAATTGACTTTTAAGTAGTTACTCACTTCATTCACTAAATCTTCTGCACTAATACTTTTCTTTGTAGGATTTTCTTCTTTAATCATACCCATTACAGCATTGATTACAAGCAATTCTTGTTTCTTAGCTGTATCCATCTTCAATGGTTCTGATAAAGATATAGGATTCTTACTATACTTCTTCAATACATCAGGTAACACCTTTAATGTTGGAGTGATGTTTGTATAGTTGTTTGTATGAATAAGAGCTTCTTTTTCTATTGGAGAAAGCTTCTTAGTTATTTCTACATTAGTTAGTCTAGGACGAAAATCACCGTAACTACGTAATCCACCTTCACTATCTAAAATTTTATATTGTTTCTTGAGAGTTTTAGATAAGAATCTACTTCTTTGTTTAAATGTCTTATTCAATAATCTATCAAAGAATATTTCATTGTCTTTAACTTCTTGTAAAGATCTTTCTTGTCTTAATGTATATTGAGGAACGTTATTGAAGATCCAAACATCTAATTCTTCTCTTGTATCAAATGCAGGAGATGGTGCAACATTTACAGCATCATTAAATCCTGCATCAAGATTAGCAACTTCATTCTCATCATCAATATATGTTTCATAAAGTCTTTCTCCAAATACCCATCTATATCTTTGTGCCACACCATCAGGATATCTTACTAGGTTATCTGTAAAGCCAGTGAGTATTTCCACTCTACCAAGGTCAGCAATAATACTTGTATCTACAGGAGAGACAGATTGGTCACTCACCACAGAATCAATATAAACAGAATTATTCAATGCATTGTATTCTTCCCAGCTCATTAAGTCTGTTAGGTCAGAAGACAAGATCTTCATAGCAGCTACATCATATGGATCTGCTTCTGTAGATTTAAACATGTCAACAATGCTATTAATCCATTCAATAAACTTCTTTAAGAATGAATAATCCTCAGGGGCAGCGTTTCTTTGTTCAATACGTTGAATAGCTTCAGCAATTAGTTGACCTATGGCTTCTTCTCTTATAGCAGATAGAGCAGGAAGCTGTGTAACATTTCCATCTTCATCTAATGCTAATTGACTAATCACCTTAGGTCCCTCATATAAATCTCCATATAAAGAATCTCTAAGTTCTGATTCTTTTCTAGTAGTGGCAGCAGAAGTTAATAAAGCCTCCTTTAGTTCAGAATTCTTATCTAACAATCTATACCACCAGTGTGCTGCTTCTTCTGGAAGTTTATTCCAAGCAGCTGGTCTTTTATTTAAGTCATCAAGAATATCCACTGTACCATTAACAAAGTTTGCTGCAGCCAATGCTCCTTCTACAACAGAACCATCTTCTGCTAAGAACTCAGGAACAAGTCTTTGTTCTATTCCTATGTTCTCTAAGAACTTACCAACAGCACTTAATGTATTAATATGGAAATCTAAATTGCTTTTATCTAATCCAAATAAGGAAGACTGAGTAGATATTTGTGGACCATCGCCCTCTCTTAATTCATTCTTCTCTTGTTCATACAAAGCAGCATCAGACTTAAAGAAGTCAAGGTCTCTCTCAAACTTCTTTTCTGCAACTGATTGTCTAGCAAATTCTCTATCAACAGCTTCATCTAATCTAGAAATAATAATTCTATATCCCCCTTGTCCTGATGTTTGTTGTACAGATGCAATAGATCCCCAGTTGCTATTTAATTTAACAGCTGCATTTCTAGCATCCTTTTCTCTAAAACCCCAATAATCATTTTGAGTTAAGGTGTCTATGTTCGCATCAATTGCTTTTCTAATTTCTATTTTACAAGGCATATTAACAAGTTTTCTTATATGTGATAGCTTTAGCTAAAATAACTTCTTTTTCAGCAACAGTTAACTTTGGTTCTTTTCCAAAATTATTCTTAGTTGCGTCTATAATTTTTCCATCATTCAATACAAAATAATCAGTCCCATTGTAGTTAGCAACTTTAATGCTACCATTTTGAATTTGTTGTCTAGCAGTTATTTGATTTATAACTCCTTGGTCTTTAACAATATTACCATTACCATAGGTTATATCACCGTTAGGTTTTAAAAAATAGTAAGTGCCACCTATTAAAAACTGCTTATCTTCTTGAACAGGAATTGCAGGTAAAGGTACATTATTTTCTTCTACAACTTGTAACTTTTTATCAAAATAATCAATAATACTTTGATTAGTAAGTTCACCTTTTACATGAACAGTTCCATTGTTAAATACAGACTCTCTGTTATCATCATACATTTCTGTAGCATATTGACCATCTCCCCAAAGATTGATAGCTTTGTAGTAGTATTTAGAACCTCTTACAAAATCTGTACCATCTTCATATTTAACTTTTTGGAAGCCCATTACATCATTTAAAGATGTGTCACCTATTGCTTTTCTCTTCTCAAAATCAGCACGTGATACGCTCTCTCCATTAATTATATCAATTCTTTCATTACCGTTTTTAACCACTCTAGGAACTAAAATGTAATCAGATGCTACATCTTTAAAGTTATCAAATCTATCAAGCACTAACACTTGTTTAACTCCTTCTGTAGATATACCTTCTAGTGTTGGGAACTCATCAAACTCAACTTCACTAACAAACTCTCCAAGATCATTTACCCCTTCTCCAAAGAAGCTTGGTGCAATATCAGTGATCTTTTTAAATATAGCTTCATCGTTCCAGTTGTTTCTTTGGAATGCCCCCACCTTACTGAAGTTATCTAACTTTAAATCAGAAGCTAATGAATTAACAACATCTTTTAATCTCTCAGAATAGTCTTCAATAGGGACAATGTTCTTAATAGATATAGCTGATTGGTAGGTTCCCTGAAGGATAGCCAAGTCTACTATTCTATTATATAAACCATTTGTAGCTGGGTTATCTCTAAGCTCTCTCATCATGCCTTGATATAAGTTATTATCATAAGCAGTTTTAAGATTTGCTTTTAGTCTAAGACTCTTAGCACCCCCAACTCTATCAGAAGAAACTTGTTCTAATTGTTGTAAAATCTCCATGTCTGGATAATCCTTCTTTGCTTTAGCTACATCAGTAACTACAGCTGTATAAGGATCAACTAACAACTCTGTTAGTCTAGAACGTAGATTAGTTCTAGTTAGGAATATATAATCAAGGAACGATGTCTTAACCTTATTACCCACTCTATCAAAGTCATCAGCAGCCAAGTACTCATCTTCTTTATATGGATCTAACACCTTATTAGTGATTACAGCAAACTGAACTTGGTCAAGTTTTAATATAGGAGATAATGCATTTATAGCATTCTCAGTGATGTTAGCTTTCTCACCTACAAAGGAATTATTCAACACATCTCCAACAGATGAAATTATATTTGTTTTATCAGCTAAAGTAGTTCTCAATCTCTTCTTACTCATAGCTTCTGCACTTCCAAACTTAGTAGTGTCGTAGTTAGTAGCTTGTGTAAACTTAAATAAGAACTGACCCATCTTATGGTATTTCAAGAATTCAACCAATATTCTTTGTTGTTCAACATTGTCAATAGCTGTACCAGCATAGTAATTTTTAATATTAGGAGCTAAGTTCTTCATATCAATCTTATTACTAACTACAGCTTTTCTATCAGCTGGGAACTTCTTACGAATAAAGTCTAAGTTCTTCTTGCTATACACAGAGCTAGAACCAATACTATCTAGATAGTTCATGTACTCTTTAATGATAGGTTGGTTTAAGAACAATGCGGTTGTCTTTACAGGAGTTCCTATTCTAGTCAAGAACATTGCTGTACTGATGATGTTATTGCTGCTTAAGATTTTAAGAATGTAAGGATCTTTAGCCACATCCACAAATGATGTAATGAATCCTGATAAGTTATCAGAGATGTATTTGTTTGCTCTATCTAATACACCAGACAAAGATATTCTATCTTGTCCATTGATTCTCACTGTGTTATGAGGAAGTATCACTCTACCGTCACCTATTATCTTTCTTTCATAATCAGATAGCTGAGAGAACTTTAATGGATCAATATACCCTTCTATTTTTTGGAACAATGAATGGTTAGTGATATTAACAGCACCAATACCCACCCACTTCTTAGCTACAACAAACGCATGTCTTAGCATAGTTAAGAAGTTACCATCAAGGATTCTATTTTCTATTTTGCTTTCATCCACTCCTCTAAGACCATCAAGTTCATCAGCAATACCTTTTAATCCTGCATCAGAGATAGGAGTGATTAATCTATCATAGTTCTCATCAAGAGTTAATATATCCTCAAGACTCTCATAATATTCATTCTCAACAGATTGTTTGTATAACTTATCAGATAATACAGTATAATCATCTTCTCCAACAACTACAAAGTCATCTTCTAGATTAAGCATGCTTTCAATATCTTCTTTTAATATGAAGTTTTTAATAGCATCTTTAGCCTGCTCACCATACCCAAAGAAAGGAACTTGTTTCAATTGACCTTTAGAGTTGATGTATGTATTCTTTAAATACATATTAAGCTTATCTATATCAAAGTCAGATCCTGCTATCTCTGTAATCTCAGAAGGTAACACAACTGTCTTACCCATAGATTGAGGTAGGAAACCTTTTATCTTAAACACTAATGAAGAACTTGCAGCCTGGTTAGGGATACGGAAACCAATACCCTTAAGAATTGATTCATTCTCAGGCTTATTTAAATATTCCAATAACTCTTCATCAGACTTAAATCCAGCCTTCTTAAACTGCTCCTTAAACCAATAAGGAACTAGTATCTCCATGTAACGATTTTCTTTAGTGTAGGACTTAAGGGTACCGTCTGTAAATACTTTCTTACCATTAATTTCAACCACACCTCTCTTCTCTCCAGACTTCTCCCACATAGTTACAGGAACCTGTACAGCAGGGAAACCATTCACCTTAGGAGAACCAATTGCTTTGTCCACCATAGAATAAAGAATATCTCTAATCTGTACATAAGCAGTAGATGCTTCAAATGGAATTGGAAACTCTCCATTTGCATCAGTTCTGATTGTATCTATAGCATTATCATCTAGCTCTCTTCTTAACATTTCATATTCAAGAGATTTAGATACAGCAGTTGGGTCCACTATATTATATACACCACCAAGATCTTCAACACCTAACTTCTTTAATAACTGATTGTAATTTTCTAAGAATAAGTTATTTAACGCTTTTACATTACGAGTGTATGCTTTTTGAATCACTTCAGCTCTTTCAGGATCTGCAGTTCTAGGTTTACCATTTTCAAATAAATCTAAGCTAGCTATCTTAGTAGGCTGAGAACCAAGGGTTTGTCCAGTACCTCCATCATAACTATTCTCCACTTGAATACCATAAGTCTTCCAAGCTACAGGAATCATCTTACCAAAAGGTGCTGTGTTTACATCTCCTGTTTCAAGATCGTATAAATCAAACAACTCTTCAGCACCCACCTTTCTACCAGATTCAAATATAGCGTATTCAGCTTTCTCCTTCCACATCTTTATGTAGAAGTCTCCTAAGTTATAATCCTCTAAGTCTTTATAATATAAAGGCATTTGAGAAGTTTTATCTAGCACTAAGTCAATTCTATTTGAACCATACTTAGGACCAGACACAATAGGCTTTAACACCTCTCTGATAAACTCAGGCTCAGGAGTGCTAAGAAGCTTATCATCATGAGCTTTTAATTTCGTATTATTTCCATAGGTCCATTCAACATCTTTTCTCTTATCAAGAGCTCTTCTTGTATAAGCCATGTTCCACTGATAGTTATCTTCAGCAAGACCATTTAAATCCCATTGACCATTTCTAAGCTTAACACTTCTATACACGTGATCCATTATCCAAGAACCAGCATCTGCTTCATTTATCTTACCTCTAACTGTTACATCTCTAAGAGTGACAGTGTTCATGTAAGGTTTGAACAAATGGTGTCCTGGATCATTTTCAGTTAATTGCACTCCACCAGCATTGTTATATTTTTGGTTATGGAATGTATTAAACTCAGGATGATCAAATGTTGTTTTTCTACCAGACAAGAAAGACTTAACACGTTTAGTTTCATCTAATTTACCTTTCTTTGTAGCAAACTGATATGGATCACCAAATAAGATTTTATGGAACTCTATATTGTTAATGATGTAGTTTATTCTAGCAAATGTTAGAATATCAGTTACATCATCTTGTGATAGTTTGTTTTTATTTAATTGCTCAGCTTTAGCAAACTTACTATCTAAGTCTTCATAAGTTACTGTCTTATTAGGATTATTAGTAAGCTTATAGTTGTCTACTAATATTTTATTAGTAGCTGCTACATTACGTTCAATGTATGCTTTTACATCTGCATTAATAGCTTCTGCATTCTCCTTAATGTATGCATCAATTTGATCTTGTGTAGCACCATTGATAATCAAGTTGTTAACACCAGCTAGCGTTTTACCCTTAAGGATATCTTTAAAGAACCTAAGCTCTTTTGCCTTTCCTAAGTTCTTAAAGTCATCAGTGACATTAGCTAACTTCTCTCTATTTTCAAAATCTAATGCTAATGCAATATCATCTTTTAAGTATCCTTGGAAGATTGTATTCACCTTTCCCCAAGCTAATCCACCAGCAACTTCTTTAAAGCTGATGTTATTACCTAAGTTCATCATCCATTCTGTAGAACTATCTGCAGGGATTAATATATGGTAGTTACCATTAAGGTTTTGATTAATCTCTTGAGTGAATCTATTACCAAGTGTTAAGCCTGTAGTGCTTTTATCTACACCAGTGTTTTGGTTCTTTGTACCACCAATGTGAGAAACTACTAAAGTTTTAATCTTCTTACCATCTTTATTGTAGAACAGTCCTCCCTTCTTGAAGAACAAACCGTTTGTAGAGAATACATCATTAAGCTCAGGTCTATTTGATTTTAATTCTTCAACTGTATCAGCCTCATTAAATTCATTTGCAAGTAATGAAGGAGCATTGTTTTCTGTATATGCTTGTGTATTCTCACCTTCTACGTTAGGATATGTAGTGTCCTGGATAGGATTTTCCACTCTAACATATAAGTCAGCTAATGTATCTAATGGTCCATCAATTCCTAATGTCTTACCACTCACTGTAGCCACCTCACCTGTCTTTCCAAAATATGCATGAATAGAACCCACTGCCTTAACAAAATCATCTCTTTGTTCAGGCTTCAATCTTAAATATGTGTCCATTGTATATGTAACACCAATCCTATTTAAGAAGTCTACCATTTGTTGAGGTGATTCAATATCTACACCTTCTGTAGACACCACCTTATATCTTCCCTGTCCTTTGTTAAATCTAACTAAAGAATTAGGATCAGTTGACAAGTCTTTAAGATTGTTCATCCAACCTGTCTTAGTTTGCTTACTTACAGTGAATTGATCAGCAGGAGATGTATACACCTCATCAGCGTTAACGTATTGTATTAATGCATTAGGTCTTTGCTTTGTAAAAGTTTGGTAGAATTGTACAAACAATCTCCAATCATGTGGCTCAAACTTACTGAAATCAATAGCAACCATCTCACCACTTTCTCCAGTGGTTCCTTTCAAACGTGTAAACAATCTAACATAGTTAGAGTCATATTTAGCTAAGTCTACTAACTTATCTACCATCTTGCTCACCTTAGTGGTATTAGCTAACTTGTCTATCACTGTAGCAAATGCCCTACTGAAGTTTACAAGCTTTAAGAAATACTTATCAGTGGTAGCTAAAGCAGGTAGAGATAGTGTAGAACTATCAACTTGGTTAGTAGGAACTGTTTCTAATAGTGTACCTATTAACAATTTGATTTGATATGAAGAACTCTTCTTCCAATCTGTAGTGAATGCTTCAGCAGCATACATTCTATTAGTTACATTCTCTGCATTAATATCTAATATATCATCTTTATTAAACTCAATCTTAAACGTACGTAAGAAATCTTTTGTCTTATCTACAAGAGCTAACCAACTCTTTTCTCCAATTATCTTATTCTCTTCTTCATATTCAGCTTTGATAGCATCAAATAGTTCAGGAGCAGTTAAGTTAGAAATCTCATACAAAGATTTGTTTGTACCAAACACCTTTGCAAAGAATCTAGCAGTCATATCTCTTACAACATCATTAGTGTCCTTCTCACTTAATCCTTCAACAGCTCTATATTCTGGAGCTAAGGATTTAGCAGATTCAGGAATAGTGTAACTCTTATACTTACCTGTATCAATAGCTTTAAACAATTGTTCTTTTGCTGAAGGCTTGTTTACAAATGATTTAACAAATGCAATGATATCTCTAAAGAACTTTAATATAGCTTCACCAATATTTCTAGCAGGAAGTTTACCAAGTCTAAAGTCAGCAAAATCATCCATGATTCTTTCCTTAGCCTGTTGATCTGTAGCCTCTTCATAGAACAACATCTTACCAGATTCTCTATCTTTAAACTTACCAGCCTTAGCTTTGAATTCATCAAGAAGAGATTGTTGTTCTTCAGGAGATAAGAAAACATTCCATATACCTTCACCAATCTCATGATACTCTGTACCTCTCTGACCACCTTTGTAGAATTTAGCTACACCATTTTCAAACACACCCCAAGCTTTCTCACCATCATATGTAGTGATGATACGATCTAATATCTCAAAAGGAATACCAGGAACATTCTTACGTGCCCACTCTTTAAATAACTGAATCTCAGCATCAGTCATTCTTTCAGTCTTATCAGCACCAAGTCTTCTATATTGAGAACCTTTAGGTGCTTTAGATTTACTAAAGTCTACATCTGAAGGTTTATCTTCTTTCACATCTACAGACTCTGTAGAAGTGGTAACTGCAGGAGCAGCTTCTGTACCATAAGGAGTGGTTTGTGTAACCGTAGCAGCTGTAGATGTAGGAGCAGCTTGATCTTTGCTCTTAATCTCATTAGCTATTTGAATCTTAAGATAGTCTTTAACTATACCAAGATCATCTTTAGTAGCATCAAATCTTTCTGCTTGTTTTAAATACTCAACAATTTGTAAAACCTTAGCTTCAGTGTTAGCTATATCTGTAACTGTTTGATTATCAGTTATTTTAATAAATAATCCATCCTTAGTTTTCTTAGCTGTAAATAAGACAGGACCTGTAGAAACATCATAGATGTTTTCTGTAGTGCCATCTAAATTATATCCACCAACAACATCAGGTGATGTTGGAGTGGTTGTAGCTGTAGCAGGAGGAGTAGGTAATTGTTCAGGAAGTTCCATTCCTTCTAAGACAGCATACTTCTGTTTGAAGTTGTAAGGAACAGCATCTGTAATCTTTGCTACGTTTGTAGACAAAGGAGTTTCACTAACAGGTCTAGATGACCCATTAGGAAACTTGTTTCCCAATAAATATGTTTGATAGTTCTCCCACTCACTGATGATTAAATTACCATCAGGACCAATGTGTGGTTCTAAGAATTTTTCGTGGAATTTTTTAGTAAGTGTATCTCTATTAAGATTCTGATACACGCTCTTTAATTGATCAACTATTTGATCTTCTAATTCAGCTATTTTAGTTAGGTCATACTTTTCTTTACCTAACTCAAGATTCATTGTGTTAGTGTTAATAAAGATTTGGTTGTTTGAACTAGCTCCTTTGCTCTTCCAATACAATACATTCTGCAAATATGTAGAATATAATCTATTGATTTTAATTGATTTACCAGCAGCTAATTGGCTATTAACCTCTTCAGAGATTTTCTTTAGCACTTCAAACACACCCTTTGCTTCCTTAGCTGAGAAGTTTCTACTTCTTACATTCTGTAATGTATCACCATATTGGATATAAGGATGTCCAATAGACACCTTAACTTGCTTACCCTTATGGAATATAAATCCAGTGTTAGAAACTTGAATCAATCCTTCTTGTGTAGAAATAACAGATTCAGGAACTAGTGTTTCACCAATATGATTTCTTTCTCCTTTTGTAAGTTCAGGAATACCTTTAGACACTGTGAAATTATAAACCTTATATCCAGGTTCTTTAAATAACTCAGCTCTTTTAATCTTCCAACCAGCTTGCTTAGCTTCAGCTAAAGCTTTTTGTTCAGCTCTGTATTTAGGAGATTTGTCTTTATATCTTAAATCTGTAGTGGGCATAGTGTTGTATACCAACTTACTCATGTCCATTGTCTCACCCACCTTAGCAACACGCTTACCATCTTTGTCTACAAAGTAAACATTACTACCATCTTGTTCTACGTATACAGCAGCCACTAAGCCAATATCTACATTTGTAGCATCAGGCACTTCATCTTTAGGAACACCATATTGCATCTCAGTTAATCCTGTTAAACCAAGAGAGTCTTCTTGATTAGGAGTTACTAAAATGGCTCTTATTTTAGATCTGTTAGGAAACTTACCAACGTTGTTTAAGAACTCAACAGCACGAAGTTGATGAGGTTTAAAAGATGCTATGTCTTCTTCTTTTTCAGAAGTTGTACGCTCAAACAATATATTAGCATCTACCAATCTACCTTCATCTTCTGATTTTGTAATTGGTGTATCTACAATAGCAACATCACCAGAGTTAAGTTCAATCTCTGCCTGTTCTTTATTTACATCATCAGCAAACTTCTGTAACTTCTCTTGGTCAGTTTGAATCTTCTCATATCCAGACAATTGATCAGGAGCAATGTTCTTAATGTCTCCATTAACATCTTCCACCTTAACTGTACCATCTTCATTAAGACCAATTACTCTCACCTTAGTAAGATCAGCTAAGTCACTATTAATATCTTCTAATGCAGCTTTTGCAGATTCTTCTGATTTGAATGATGTCACAGTTCCATCAGGAGAAGTAACTTGCCATCTATCATCAGCTATTTTATTTAATGTAGCTAATTTAGATTTACCAATTTCATACTCTCTTCCTTCTTGTACAGCTTCTTTCTCACCACCCTTGTTTACAAAATCATAAGCTGTTTCTGCAATTGGTTCTTCCACCACTTCCTCTTCTGCAACCACTTCATCTTCTTCAACCTCAGCAGCTTTCTCTTTAGATATTTGATCAGCTTCTTCAAAGTATTTCTCAAATCCTTCTTTGGTAGTTAATTTATCATAAGCTTCAGAGGCTTTTTGCTTTCTCTCTCCTAGTTTATTAATGTCAACACCATAGTTACGTAAGTCATTAGCACTACCTAAAGGAAGCACATCAGATTTAGTTGCATCTTGACCATTCAATTCAAAGTTTAATAACTTCTCAAAGGTCTTATCATCCACCTTCCCCTCTTTCAATAAGAGATTGATCTTCTCAGCGTTTGTACGCAAAGCTTTAATTTGATCTCTACCTGCTTTTCTTTCAGCAGCGTTAGTGTACAAATCAATTGTTTCACTTAAGCCTGCAGCTTTTTGTTCGTAGAAATCACGTAACTCTGTTAGTCCCTCTCTATTAGTAAGTTGTGCAAGCATGCTATTACTGATCAAAGGGTTTACATTGCTTACAGAAGTTTGAATAGATTGTAATCTACCATCTATATTCTTATTTGTAACAGCATAGTAAGCTAAGTCAGTTTTATAATCTTCAAATGTATTATAATTACTAGCTTCAATTAATGTATTTACATCATCAAAGTTAGGAGCATTCTTAAATGGATTCTTGAAAGTTTTGTTAATTAAGTCTGAAGTTTCTTTAATTTGATTTGCTTTATCAATTAAATTGTCTACATACTCACTTACAGTTTGTTTATTTGTAGCATCAAAATCTAATTGGAACATGCTTTCAAACTGATCTTTAGGAAGATCCTTAAGCATTTTTAATTGCTCAATTGTTACATCATGCATTCCACTAGGAATACGTGATTGCACAAAGCTAAAGAATTGTGTATCTTGTAAGTTTTTGTATTTAAATACATCATTAGAAGCGTTTGCTTCTTGCATTTGTTTAGCAATAAAAGCAGATGTTTGTGTATTATCATACATTTGCTTTATTGTATTGGTAAGCCCTTGTGTATTAAGAACATTAATAGCATTACCTAATCTAGCATCTACTCCTTGCTTTTTATAATTATCAAACAAGCTCTGTCCTGTACCAACAACCAATCCTGTAAGGGCACCAATCACCATGTTTTCAATACCTTGTTGAGTACCAAACTGTTGATTTAAACCATACACAGTTGACTTAATAATTTCATCTAATTCATCTCTAGTGTCCTTATTGTCTTTAGACTTATACTGTCTTGTATAATAATCATACGTTCCTTTTTCTGTACCATATTGTAAACCTTCTTCAGCTACCCCTTCTGTAAACATTGTAGCTAGCTTTGGCTTAACTACATCCCAAGCTTTTCCAGCAACTGATTCTACAGCCTTTCTTTCAAATACATCTAAGCTACCTTCTTTTAATCCTATCTTACCAAATTCTTCTAAGCTTTTTTGTAAACCACCTGTAACAGGTCCTCCTCCAGCAATTATAGATTTAAATGCATTACCAAAGAACAATCCATTAGATGCAGTGAGTAATGCCATGTTGATACCAAACCTAGTGTTCATACCATCACGAGAGTAATTTTCTATTTCCTCCATTGCTGCAGCATCTGGCTCTTGACCAAAGTGATCAAACTTGTATTGGTTAACAAGTTCTTCCTTAATTGCTCTATAACTATCTCTTCCTTCTGTACCTGCCTCATTCATAGAAGCTCCTAGAACAGCCATACCATATCTAAACTTGGTTCCTAAAGAAGCAGCAGCAGACATTTGAGCAAGCTTTTCTAAAGCAACCATTTGGTTCTTACTCTTTCCTAACTCTTCTCCTAATTGTCTAAGTTTAGTTAATTTTGAAAGTTGGGTTGCACCAATTGCCTTACCCACCATAGTTTCAGCACTGAATAATTTATTTAAATATAAAGATGCTTTACCAAGTTGAGAAGCTACTAATGGAATTTCTCCAATAGCTCCTGTCATAGCACCAATAGCAACATCTTGAGCAGCAGCTGATGCAAAAGATCCTGCCATAAATCCTAAGTTAGGCATAAACTTCTCACCCCAGAAATAAGAACTTCCTGGTGCAAAAGGAATAATACCAACAAACGGATGTTCTTTAGCATAAGTGCTTTGATATGTAGGGATAAAATTATCCATACTTTCCATCCAGCCATCTATAGTTCCTTCTACACCATTGGGGTCACCTGACAGTTTAGATGCATCTCCGCTTTTAATAGCAGAAATAAGATTGGGAATATTAAACATACCCTCAGCAAAAGAACCAACAGTTCTACCAGTAAATTTAACTAAACCTCTTCCAAGGTTACCTAATGCAGTTTGGCTCTGTGCATTAATATCTTCTAAGTCACCAACCTCTCTTCCGTATATAGGATAGCGTTGGTTTTCAATAAGTTCACTTTGTGGAATATATCCAAATGGTTGACCAAATCCCCCAGGACCAGGCATGTTAGCAACTTCTGATAATTGTTCAAGCGTCAACCCCTTAGGACTTACAGGAGCAGTTATAGGACCACCAGTAGTAATGTTATCTACATTAAGTAAATTTGGAGATGCCATTGAAACTATAGGTCCACCTAACGTTGGATCTAAAGGTAGATGTTGATCTTCGTCTAATTGATTATCTAAAATTGCCATATTATTTCCAAGTTTTCATTGCTTGTTGAACACCAACATTACTTATTCCATTCATCATGTTTACTATTCCACCTGATTGAACATATCCTGTATGCATTCTTTTTCCTTTCCATCCAGTTCCTCCAGGAGGATGAACATACATAATTAAACTATAACCATCAGATTCTGTTCCATTATTATCTGGATTTCCTTCTATGTCAAATCTAACTAATGGAGCAAGAGGATCGTTTGCTAATAAAGGAACATCATATCCTGTTATTCCTGCATTTACAGCATTCGTTGCATCCACTTCACTATCTCTTTGATTTGCTTTATTTGTAGTGTGATTCTCAGAATTTGCTATATTGTCTATGTATCTGTTTAGTATACTAGTCTTCTTAACTTTAGGAAAGAAATCTTGCTCTAATGTTTTCATAGCAACAACTTGGCTTTGTGATCCATCAGGGCTAATTGCTAACATTTGAGTACTACCATCTCTAGATTTTTGTATTTCAAATCTTGTATTACCACCATTCTCTCCATTCATCCATCCTAAAACTGTAGATGCAGATTTACCACCAGTGTTTAATTCTTCAGAAAGTTTACCAGTTAGGAACTTATCTATTGCAGCTTTCTCATTTTTATCACTCATGTTAAGTGCACTTCTTTGAATAAGTGACCTTGGGTTATGTTCAGCTAAGTAATCACTTTCAATTTTGCGTGACTCGTTATTTATAGTGTTTATTGTAGATGTTGCATTATCTAAAACCTTCTTAATTTCTTTTTGTTTTGGAGTGGCATTAAAACTAAAATTACCATTATAATAATCATTATATAATTGTAAATACTTTCCTCCAGCATAAGTTTTAAAATATTTTGATGCAGCTTCAGTATCAAATCTAGTTATTCCTCTAGGGCCAATCCTATTAAATTGTTGCAATTGTTTAGACATTTCTCCTATAGCCTCACCTGTATACCCAGCTGCTCCTTTTATCTTATCTTTAACTTCAGTGTTTACATATTCTTTTACTTTTCTTTGAGCAGCAGTTACTAAGTTAGCCTGAGCAACAAACGCATTCTCAGCCACCTCATGTTGTTTTAAAAAGTCTAATTGATCAGGACTATAATTTGCTTTAGGATTTGTAGCATAATCTTTTAATAGCTTATTAAATCCAGCTCTCTTTTGATCATCAGTCATACCAGAAAATAATCTACTTGCAAACTTATTTTCTAAAGCTGTAATTGCATTTGCTTTTTCAGTTAACACCACTGTTTCACTTGCTACTGTTGGAGCAGAACCACCTGTAGGAAGTGTACCTGGTAATACAACATCACCAGGAGGTAAAGGATTATCTCTTGCGTCTTTTTCTTTATCAAAGGTAAGTCTATCTCTAGTAGTTTGAATAGATGCCCAACCTCTAGCACTTTCATCAGCAAACTTATTTTGATCAAACAAAAACTTTTGTTTATCCATATATGATTTGAAATATGGATTATCATCTAACTCTTGCTTATAGCTTCTAGTAGACATATCTGTTGCCATATTCATCAAATGCTTTTGAGTATATATGTCAGTTTTATACTTTTCTAAATTCTCAGGCTTTTGAAGTGCTTGTAATGTAGCGTTTAATTCTTTATCTATCACTCCATCTTTCTCATTAGTCTGAAGTTGATTTAACTTAGCTTTTAATGTAGCTTTTTGTAAATCAGTTAAATCTGGATTTTTTAAAGCTACAGCTGTATTAACTATTTCTTGAGATTGAAATTGTTTTTTATTATTAAAAACATCAACTATATCTTTTGTAAATGCCTCAGCTGTAATACCTCTGTATTTAGCTTTAGCGTCAATTCTTAATTGTTGTGCAGCTCTACTATCTATACTGTCTAAGAAGTTATTAAATAGCTTACTAGCAGAGGTACCTTTTATAGATAACTTAAGTAAAGCATCATCAACTTTTTCTTTACCTTTAGAAGGATCTAAAGAATAAACTTCTCTAGTTACAGGCTGTTTAGTTTTAGGATTTATTACTGTCTTACCCTTTGCATCTTTTACCACTTCATTGTAGAAATACTTTGTCCTTCCATCTGCATCTCTTTGCCAAGGATTATCTACAATATATTCATCTGGACGACTTAATATCTTATCAGCCCTTTCCATAAGACTTTTATCTACATCATAGAACTCATTGTATTGACCGTTAAATGGAGAATTAATATTATCATCATTTAACCAAGCTGTTTTTTGATCAATCCAATCACGGTCATTGTTAGGAGAAGTCTTACCTGCTTTAGCAGCAGCTTCCCTATCAGTATCTCCTTTTTTAATCTTTTGTGCAGAATAAATAGCAGTTTGAACTGTTGGATCTTTAATAATGCTTGTAGCCATACCACCAACAGAGTTAACTAGTTGTTGGTTTGAGAAGTCTCCAGCAGCCACAGTTTTTAACTTACCACCTAATTCATCAAGTTTAGATTGAAGGTATGCTTTGTGCTTATCTGTTACATCCAACCCAGCTATGTTATCCATATAGGACTGGATCTTTTGTACACCAGCATCATATTGTTGCTGTTTGTACATACCTACCTTCACCATTGCCTCTGAAGGCAATTGTGCTACGTAGGGATTAAATTTTGATATCTGGTCTGTAAATGAAGCCATAGTGTATTAATTAGCAAATGTAAATTAAAATATCAGAAATACCAAGAACAATAACAGATTTTGTTAATTTGGTATAACTGGATTGGTTAGATGTTTTTGAGAGCTTTTACAATAGAACCGTTCATAGATTTGATCTTAGCACCACTTTTAGCAACTAGTTCAAATTTATTAGCAACTCCTGTTTTATTATCATAATCTATAGGACGATATGTCTTACCGCCAATATTTATTGTACCATTAGTAGAACCTGGTGTTGTTGATCCTGCTACAGGAGTATTAAAGAAGTAAGGATTGTTTGCATTGTATAAACGGTCATTTTGACCAAATCTATATCCATACAAATTCTCCATTGTATTAGTGTTTCTAGTCTCAAGCTTGTTTTGAGCAATCTTGTCACCAATAGATTTAAGAGCTTCAATAGTTTGTTCTTTAGTTTTAGATCTAGCTGTTGATTGTCTAACTTGTTGAGTATCAAGGATTCCTATATTCTTTAATACAGAATCATTAATAGCCTGTCTATTAGCTTGGAACACTTGAGCTCTAGTAGCTTGGTTGAATCTAAATTGCTCTCCTAACACCTTATTCTTTTGATCAGCAGCTTGAGACATAATGTAAGCCTGAGCAGAAGGATTATCACGAGCAGCTCTAATAGCAGCTCTAGATTGAGAATCAATAGCGTTTAATTGATCTTGTAATGAAATGTCATAAACATTGTCTAACATTGGTTGATATGTTTGAGCATATACAGGTTCTACTTGGTTATTACCTAATGCATACATCTCACCCATTAATTGACTACCATCTAATGGATTTTGAGTTCTAGGTCTAAAATAGTCACCTAATCCAGAAGCTAAAGTTTTAGCTAACATTTCCCAATCAAACTTTCCTTTCTTCTTCTTACTTTTAGCCATTTGTAGATCAAGAGGTTTGCCAGTAAAAGTTACTGGAGGTAATCCCATTTTAGGAAGATTAGTTTCTCTCTTTATAATTTGTAGTGGTTCTTTTGACTTTGGACGTTTTCCTGTAACCTGAACCTCAGGCAACATAGCTGAACCCTCTCCCATAAATCCTGGTTTGCTCATTCCTCTTTTAATCATTTCAAGATCTGCAGCACTTAGCACTTGAGGTTCTTCATAACCAGATACATCTTCCCAATCTGGATGCCAAGTCACACCACTTTGAGCCTTCTTTAAGTTTAAACCATTCTTACCAATTAATGGATCTTTGATAGGCTTTAGCTTTCCTTTAGCCAACCCATCACTTTCTACATTGTATTCTTTAGCTGTATCAAGAATAGCATTCTGTACCACAGCTGCTCTTTGTTTTTTATCAGCAATATCTTTTAATTTCATATTAGCTCCTAATAAGTTAGCACGGCTAGCGTTCATTGTTAATTGATCAAATGGATTATCATTCTTAATGCTGTTAACTAGCTTTGTTGATTTATCTATAATTTTGTTTTGTTTAGCTTCTGTTCTGCTAAGATCTGCAATGTAGTTTTTAAACTTCTTACCCTTAGCTTTGTCATCACCTATTTCATTCACACCATATTTAGGAATAACCATGTTACCAAATACAACTAGGTTGTCTTCTTGACCACCATCTTGTAATTTAACAGCTGGTTCTCCACCTTCTACCTCTACACCATTCTCACCATAACTAACTGGCATACCACCGTTGTCATGAGAAGGTCCTCTGAACATAACTGTTTCTCCATCTCCTGGTAAGTATGGATTGTAAGACATAGTTTCTGCTTTACCACGGTGAACCTTTAAATCACCACCCATGGCCATCTGTCCACCATACTCCATATTAGGTGCTGTATATCCTGGTAATCCACCAGGCATAGCATCATTCATTTGTTGCATGTATCCTTGAGCTTTCTTCTCATTTAACATATCATATCTATCCATGATTTGTTTTTTACCAATCAAGTTAAGGAATGGTCTACGCTCTTCTGTTCTACGAAGTTCATTTACAGCAGGTTGCCCTTCTGTAGCCATTCTTGTAAACTCTGAAAACTTATTACCATTATCTCTACCATATGAATAAACTTCCTGAGATGGTTGGTTATCATAATAGTCTTTAGTGTATTGAGCACTTGTAAAGTCTTGATTATAATTACTTCTACCATTTCTATTTGTATCAGTAGTATTCATTTGTGTATAAGCTTTAATATTGCTCAATCGTGGATTTGCCATAGCACCACCAGTAGGTGCAACTTCTACACCTGGTTCATTTGTTCTCTTCATCCATTTACCATACTGAGCTCTATCTGTATACATAGCTGCAGCACTAGGAGGAGTGTATTCTTTTAAATGTCCACCAGCACGTAGCATATCAGCATCATGAGGAGACTTTAATAATTCATCCATAGAATAATCACCAAACTTAGCAATCACTTGTGGTTGCCAATCATTACTAACCCATCCACCATCTTCCATGAAACTAGAATATGTAGATTGTATATTTTGAGCACCTTGTGCCCAAGCAGCTCTCTCTGTATTTTTAGCTGTTGTATCTTGTAAGTTAGCAAGTCTATTAGCATCTTTAGCACCACCTAATAAGTTACCAACAACACCACCTAACGCTCCACCAACCATACCACCAATTGGACCAAACACACTACCAACAGCAGAACCTACACCTTTACCAATAGATGCTTGACCTGAGTCTTGGAAGTAATCTCCAAACTCTGCTGTAGGTAAATTACCACCATAAGCATATTGTTTAGCGTTATCATCATTCAATGGAGTGAATCCAAGGTCTGAATATATATCTAAAGGGCTATTATATGTATTCTGAATCTCTGTTGAATTACCTCCAACAGATCTACCATTCTGAGCTAAATAGTTTGTACCAGCACCTTGAGGATTACCTAATTGTCCAGGTTGTACCAAAGCATCTTCTGGTCTTGTATATCTACGTTTTTGTAATAAAGGTTGTGACTCAGCAGCTTGTGCTGTAATTCCTGAAACTTGAGCAGTTTGATCAGCTTGTTTAATTGCTTGCTTTTGTTCTTTAATTTGACCAATACCTTGTAAGATTTGAGGAGCAGCATTTAATATTCCTACACCAGCAGCTTTACCAGCAGCTTTTAATCCTTCTGATGTTCCTAGTTGTTTTAATCCTCCTTTTAACCCAAGATCTTTAAACATAGCTTGACTAGAATCTATAAGTCCTTTACCTGTTCCTTTTGTACGACTGAACATATCAACTAGACCACTACCAAGTCCACCTTGTCCTTGAAAAGCACTTCCAATAGAATTACCAAGACTAGTTAATCCACCACCACCTTGGTATTTATATAAGTCACCACCATATCTATGAATAGGTAAATCATTTACAATATCTCCAACATCTCCATCTCCACCCTCTTTAATAAATTGACCAGCAATCCCAGATAACGTTTTTGCAAACCCACCATCAACTGGTTCAGCAGGAGCATTTTGTGCTTCAAGAGCAGCCAGGTTATCTTGCCTCATTTGTTCCTCTTTACTAACACCAGCATTAGTAGCTCTCGCTCCAGTCATTAAGTCATTGAAGCCTACAGGTTTAAGCTTAGGGTTTAAATTGTCACCACCAATCATTGCACCTACTTGTGCCATAGGAGGGTTACCAAAGTCAGTTAATTGGTCTAGTTGAGTTTCTACCATCTTAGCACCCATAGCAGCTTTTTTAAATGCTTTACCATGAGCTTTCATGAATGCTTCTTCTGTAGGATACTTCTTGTAGAATTCCTTTTCAGACTTTACTTTAGCAATCTTTAGGATTTGATCTTTCATATTATAATCTATTGTATGATTTATTTATATTTACTTAGCCAGCCACCATTTTTCTTTTGTGAAGCTCCTGCTATTCCAGCAACTCCTACTGCAGGAAGAAGAGCTTTATATATATTTGGATTGTTCATATCAAACATTCCATTGTTACCTACAGCTGATTTAAGTTGTTTATTTGTTGGAAACACTATTTCATATGCGTCATTCCAAGGTCTAACGTTTGTTACATTAGGGTGTTTATTAGCAATAGCAGCATCATATCCAGTCAATCTTTCTTCAATAGGTATTTCTCCTTTCCAATTTGCTGTTCTATTAAAATTAAACAAATCTCTTTTACCTCCTTCATTAACTAATTGTTCAGAACTAATTGGATTATTAGCTTGACCATATAATTCATAAACAGTAGGAGTATGTTCTTTTCCTCCTATAAATGAACGTGAAGAATAAGCATAACTATCAGCAACTGTTTTTGATGGTGTTGTATATATTCCAACTCCTGAATATCCAGCATCTCCTCTTTGAAATAATGCAGGGTCAAAAACATTAAACCTTTCTGGAGCTCCATGGTATAACATAATTGGAGAACCATCTGGATTTACTAACTTAGAGTTACCAAATGCCTTTTTAAAGTTTTGACTTTGCTGTTGTACAAACTGTTCAGGAGTTCCTTTAAATTCACTACCATCAGGATTTTTCATCCATACATCATTGGCTTTAGTAGAGTTTTCTATATTAATATACTCCTCCATTAACTTTTTATTCTTAGGAATTTCAGGATTCCATTTAGCCCAGTCTATTTCAGATACTTTTGTTGATTTATTTTTAGAAACTTCTTTATATCCTTTTAACCAATCTTTCTTTAATATCTTACCTTCAGTTGTAGGTATATCTCTTTGAGCTATTTGACTCCATTCTTTTTTACCATATCTTTTTCCCCAGTCAGAAGCTGCTCTTGGTACCTCAGCAATAAATCCTTGTCCATACTGATCTGCTATATCAAATCTAGGACTATAGTAAGCTTTACTAAATTGTCTAGTAGTATTAAAGTTACCTATACTAGTGGGAGTTACATTTTGTTTAGCTCTAAACAGACCACTCTGTACTGCATCTTCCATTCCTTCTTTTCCAAGCCCTCTATACATCATTCCTTCTGTAGGTTTAAATGCATAAGGATTTAGTTTATATGCATTAGAAAGTAATCCAGACTCCATTGATTGAGCAACTTTTCCTGGAACTTTCAAAGCACTTCCTAAAGGATCTATTCCTAATGCTCCTGTACCAGCAGCTAATGCCAAAGATGTTGCAATAGCTTTTGGGTCTCTTGCTGCAATTGATTCTCCTAAAGCATCTGCTAAGACACCTACATATGTAGCTGGATTTAAGTAATCATCAAACATTTCTCCCACTCCACCAACACTCTCAGGAAACAATCTAGCTTTTTCTGCTATATTAAAACTCCCAGGAACATTTACATCTCCTTTTGTTTTTCTTTTAGCTGCTCTTTCAGCTATAATTTTTTCATCACGTTCTTTGGTTCTTTTTTGAGTTTCTTTATTTATTCTAGCATTCTCTTCTTGTTCTTTCTTTGTAAGAGGTCTTATAGGAGCAGCAACTCTTGTAGCATCTTGACGCATTGGTTCAGGATATTTATCTAACCAACCACCACCTTGCATCATTGGATATTCTGTAACCTTATCACCATCAAACTTGTAATCTTCTCCAGGATACATCATTTGTACATCTCCCATATCAGATACACCAAGTACAGGATAGTCAACTCCCTGCATTGTTATTTCATTAGAATCTATCTCTGTAATCTCACCTGGATGAGCCCACTGTCCTCTGTCATCTTTAATTACAGAACCATTCTTACTTATACTCTTAGGTTTGAAGTCTAGTCCTTCTTGGTAGAATTTCATCTCTTTACCATTCTGAGCTTGGTCCATAGGAACTTCACCTTCATTCTTAGCTAGCTTATTCATTAAATATAATAAGTCTTTATCAGAATATCTTTGTTTAAGTCTATCTAACATTAACCCTGGATTTTTAGGAGCCTCAACTCCTTTTAAATTTCCTGGTGCTTTAGCTTTTTCAGATGGTAGATATTTTGTTTTTCCAGATGAATCTGATTTATACATCTGTTTATTTAACTCTGGAGATTTATATAATTCATTTAACATCTCAGGGGTCATATCTTTAACTCCTGATTTAGTTACATCCCATATTCCTTTCTTGTTTGCCAAATATCTAAGAGCCATTATGTCTGCTCTAACTTCTCCAATCAAATCATCATGCATTGATGTACTAGAAAGTTGTTGTTCTTCGTCAGCAAAATCTTTTATTTTACTTTGTCTCCAATCACCAACTGAAGAATATATAGGTTTGTTATCTGCAGTTGTTGGTATAGGGCTTACCATATCTTGATACAAAGCATTTGCATCTCCCTTTCTATTTTTCAAAGCGTTATGGTTTAACATTATCATCACATTTCTAGGCTGTACTGATAATATTTCTTTTTCCATTGGATGAAACATCTCATGAGCAAATGCTAAATCCTTAGGTGCATTTAAATACTCATTAGGATTACCCATATTTATTATGTTTCCTTTATCAAATCCTGTCCTATCAAGTGGTTTGTAAGTATAACTTAAATTATTAATTTTATTAATTGCTTCTTTACTAATTTGAGCTGATTTATCTTTAATTCCAAAATTTCCTTTATCATAAAGATTTTCTTTAAATCTGTCAGATGCATAATAACTTTTTGCAAAGTCTTTAACACTCTGTTCTTCTGCATCAGTTGCACCATACAATTTCTTTCCATCCTGAGCACTTGCTTTAGTCTTCTTAGTATACTTACCATTAGCAGGAGCTGAACCAGCTGTGCGTGCGTATGTGAATCCTACAGCACCTGGCATACTTCCACCCATAGCAAACTGACCCCCCCATGCAGGAGAATAGTTTCTACCTTTTGTATTATAACCATCTCCTACAAAGCCAGGACCTACAGATGCTTTTACATCATTAGGATTAAACTTTTTACCAAAGTTATCTTTAGTCTTTTTCTTTAAGACCATTCCTCCTTGTTCATATTTATCTAACCACTTAGCCATTACTTGTAAGAAATTTGAGCAGGTGTAATAATGAATTGAGATACCAATTGAGCCTCTGATGTATTATCAAGGATATGTCTTACCTTTAATTCTTTAGCTCTTAAAGGTTCTTTCTTATATGATCTTTTTCCGTAATCCATATTAGCTTGATTTACAATCTTGTCTATTGATAATGACTCACAGCTCACCGTAAACAAAGGTACGGCTTTATTTTTAACTAAACTCCAAAAAGTATTATACTGATAAAAATTATCAGATTTAGTATATGTGATAGTTTTGCTCTCAGCATTATATAAAGGATATTGTAAATAGGCTTTTAGGTTATTAATTGGTTTTGGTACCAATTCTAATATACCTGTAGACTGCTGTCCGTTATATAATACTGCTTTATTAAACCATTGATTATCAGTTTCTATCTGAGCATTATCATTAAACACACCATCTGGTATAGGAAGATATTTATAAGCTTTTGTATAGTCTTTTACATTCTGAAGAATCTCATCATATGATTGATATGAGAATGGATATTCAATAATGTAAGGTTCTACAATATCATAATACTTATTATAAATAGTTGTGTTAGCAAGATGTTTCCACAAAGAAGCTGTATTAATTGGAGTGTATGTAACAGCAGCTATTTGTTCAACAGTCATTGTTGTAATGTCTATATCAATAGTAGTCTTACACCTTCCTGTAGATTCTATAATAATTGAAGTAACAGCATCAGCAACACTCACTGTGTAACCATCAATAAGGTTATCCTTGGACACAGCTGTGCCCAAAACAGTACCTAAGTTATCATAGATATTGAATGGTCCTGTTCTGTTACCAGCTCCTGTTAATTTTATTATTACTATTTTAGCCATCTTTTATTTTATTAAGGAGTTCCTGCTGTATAAGTTAAGTATACAACTCCATTTATTTTAATCTGAACTACATCTGCATATGGACCACCTCCAGGACATACAGAACTGTCATACCAGTATAATGAATTTGGAATTACAAACGTGGTTCCTGGAGTTATTGTTGTAAACACAGATCCATTTAAATTCCATTGAACTGTTCCAGTTGGGGTTACAGGATCTCCATTACTATCTTTAAATGTTACAGTTAATGTTTCATAATATTCATTATAATATTGAGATTGTGCACCTTGACATTCTGAGAAAGTACTTCCTCCGTCACTAATTGCATATGTTATAGTGGCAACATTTGTAGCTGCACAAGCTGCACAATCATTAAATACTGTATAAGTTCCTAATGCAGTACTAGCTCCAGGGAAATAGTTTCTAAGAACAGTAAAGCATACTTCAGATCCTCCATTAGCAAAACTATTAGTAAATATAACTTTCGTCTCATCTAATAAAGAAGTTGTGCTAAACGTTTCTGTATTATATGAAGAATTACAAGGGGTTGCTGTATAATACTTTGTTGTACTTGGACTCTCTGTAGTGGTAGAGGTTGTAGTTATTCCCATATCTACAGAGTTTGTACATAACACACTCGCTGATTTAACTCTAACTGTAGTAGCACCTATAGGAATAAATGTATAGTATCCAGACAATAAATCAGCTTTACTAACTCCTGTTTCAAATGCTACAGCAAAGCTATCTACATTTGAAAAAAGATTAAATGGTCCTGTATCTACTCCTGCTCCTGTTAATTTTATTACTGAATTTGCCATTGATTATTTAATTTAAACATGAACTTACGTATGATCCTACAACTCCTGTTGTGCTACTATAGTTATATATAGGTGTAGGAAGCGATGAAAATAGTGTATCAGTTACATAAGTATATGGAAAAGGAACTAAACCTTCTGGATCTTGGAATAATTTTACTACAGGATCAAAAAGTAATGTTCCTGGTTGATAATAAGCAGGACTTGCTACAGCAATACATGTTCCAAGAACACTGTTGCTAAAATGAAATCTATCTTCAGAATATAAGAAATAACTTTCTTGCACGCTACCTGCTGTTAAGGTACAATTTGCAGAAGGTGGTTCAGTGGTTGTTGTACTAGTAGTAGTACTACTAGTACTAGTAGTTGTTGTTGTTACTGGTATAACATATTCTGCTGTACCGCCTAAGTTACAATTTAATATAACTGTTGTTGTAGTTGTAGTAGTTGGACTAGGAATCTCCATAACAGCAATAGCTTCTAAGTCACATCCTTCATTCAGTCCTGAGTAGAAGAAGTTGTTTTCAGCTATGTAATAGTTAGGAATATAACTATGAAAACTTACCCAGCTTTGTATATTTACACTGTACGATAGGGTCCATGATTTGTTACAGAAGTATTGTCTATCTGTTAAGCTAACTACCTTTCTTAAAGATAAATCACCATAAGCTTTATCAATATAATACTCACCTGTCAACTCATCATATTTAATAACACTTGCATATGCTGGTTGAGGAATATAGTCAAGTTTAGATATAATGATTCTATCATACTTACTATCATATACACCATGTAAACCACAAGCATTAAAATGATTATCTGTATCAGCATTAGGATAGTAACGTAAGATTTCAAATGCTAGATGGTCTGTGAAGAACTTATTAAGTCCTGAACCAAATGCAGATAAGTCTTGTATTTGACCACCCATTCCATTAATAAGAAATACTTGTCCTCTCTTGGCATCTATAGTCACTTGTCCATTAGGAATCTTTAATAAGAACTTATTTTGACTTCCTACATATCCAAGGTCTGTCTCAGCAAAATCAATTGGAGGAGCAGATCTAAATAAAGAAGGATTGCCTAAATAAGCAGCTTGAGGATTACTTGTATTCATTGTTAACAACGTGTTGTATAACAATGACTTATTCTCAAATCTAGCTAACACAGCTTTATTTTGAATACCATCTAGTGATGTTAACTTGCCATAGTTTTGAGGAAAATCAAAGAATGCTACAGGTTTATAATTTAACCAACTATTTACTCTTACGCTTGGATTATCTGCTTGTGCCTCAGAATAAACTGCTCTGAATGGAAAGCTTGTATAACATTGGTCATCATCAAAATCTACAGGTAAGTGAGAGAAGAAGTTTTCTTTATTTTGTTTTGAATACGTTACATTATATGTATATGTATTGTCAAACTGAATTGGAACAACAGATTGTTGTAACCAGTTATCAGGAATACCTGAGCTCACGTGTGGATAGTAATCACCTTCTAAGTTATTAAATGCTTGACGCAAGTCTACATTTATAGAACTTTCTACATAGTAATAAGGAATACCATAAGCAAATAGATACATCTTACCGTCATATGAATAGGTTGTATCACTCAAAGATGTACTACCTGGAGCAGCTGTAGTAGAAGTAGTAGTAGTAGTATTACTTATAAAAGTATAATCATTAGGGCAATCAAGATAATGTGCCTTAATAGATATAATATTTTTCATTAGTGTTGCACCAGCTTTATAATTGCTTAGTATAGATCTAGCTGAGTACCAGTATTGTGGGTAGGCAACATTACCTAATTCATCATAAAAAATATCACTATCATCAGGAGCCCCCACTCTATTATCAATAAAGAAAGGAAGTTTAGTTTTATAAGCAAATCTACCAATAAATGTATCTCCACCAAATACAGTATCAACTCCTGCTACATCAGACAAATGTTTTTGAAAACCTGTATCAATTGTTTGATATGAATATAGTTGTCCCCACTGATTAATATTTATGTTCTTGATAGACCCATAATAAGATACCACTTTAATAGGTTCTTGCATCTCTGGAGAAGCACAATTATCTCTTGAAGAAATTGTAAATCTTGAATCATCAGTAATTAAACTGTTTCCAGCAACCACTAAAGATGGAGTTTGTTCAGCAAATGGCAATGGAGTTATAGCATCTAATGTTTTTAAATAAACAGAAGATTCTCTTTGAAAGTTATTTACATTATAAACATCACCAACAGATTGAAAACCAGGAATAAGATATTGATATAAATCAAGTTCTCTTTGTTTAACACCTATGTTACCAAATGCATCAGGAGCAGCATTTTGAACATCTGCATTGTAATCATATTGAGCAGTGGAATTAAATGAATATGTAAAGTTTCTTCTGCTAATACCATTAATATAAATTGTTAAATACGCTTGGTAAGCAGTGAACATTGCAGTAGCATTAAATGGAGCTGTTATATTAGCAATATTGTAACTTGAGGTTAAAGCATCTACTTGTGCTTGTTTAGTAATTAACTTATATAATGCATGATTTTTAACTTGTACAAAGTGTGCTCTACCCCCTCCAAACATAGCACTTTCTAACTTAAGCACATTGCCTAAATAAGGTTGCCCAAAAGAAGTCTCTGGTGAATTAAACACCATTCTATATTTAGAACTATTATCAAATCCACTTAAATTAACTGGATAACAATTTGTATTTTTATTATTAGTAGTCTCTAATATTGTATATCTAGGAGATCCACTTACACGACTAGGAACAGTTGTAGAACTAACAGTAATTGAAGTATTTACTGGAACAGTTACATTAACACTCACTAGTGTAACTGGATCAGTATATATAAATGTAGTAGATGTTGAAGGAATTGATAGATAAGAAGTTAATGTATAAGATACAGCTGTAACATTAGTAAATGTAGCAGATCCTGTAACTACTAAAGGAACTGTAATAGAACATATGCTAGTCATTCCTAAAGGCATAGCAACAGCAGTAACTTCTCCTGTATAACAATCAGTTATTTGCATTGTACCAACTGTGGCAACTACAACTTTAAATGTTTGACATTGAGCGTTATAAGCATTATTATCTTTTAATAAAAATGGATCAGTCTTAATGTCATTATAAGGATAGTTAGGATAGTAATATTGTGTACCTTCTCTTTCATAAGTACCAACATTTCTTAACATACCTTTTGCTACAATAGATTTGTTTGTAGCCCTATCACCTCTTACAATTTTATATGCAACTATATCAGCTTTTTGATCAGCTGTTAGATTAGAGTTATCAATTAACGATATTACCTGTTGTGTATTTATTTTAACACCAATAGGATATAAAGCATTTGCTTTTTGAAGTTCTGGAAAATTATAGTTTGGAGCTTGTGACTCAAACATTGGACTAACTAGAATATCAGGAAATTTATGATGACGAATCTTTTGTCCAGCTAAATCTCCATATACAAAAGTGTTACATGGATATTCCTCATTAGATTCCCAATACGCAAAATCACCAAATTTATATGGTGTAGCATTTCCAATATTAGGTCCTAAAGCATCTCCAACTACAGTTGCAGTGTTGTATATTTTCCAATAAGGAGCAGTTGTTCCTGTACCAATAAAATCAGCATTTGTAGATTTATTAACAATTACTAAATCATCAGCTGTAGCAGCCCTACCAGGAATATGAAAACCATCTGTTTGCTTACCATTTCTCAATAAGAAAACAATTTCAAATGCATATATTTCATCACGTAGATATCCACGTAAATTAGTAGCATTTAGTTCATCAGCGTAAGTTTCTCCAGCTGGAATTTTGTAAGTTTGCCATTGAAGATCAATTTTACTAGCAATACTTTGATAATTAATTTTATCAATAGATGTAAGTTGATCCCATACAAGAATATCTTGTACAGCTGTTAAATCTTGTGCAATCTCATAGTACGGAAACTTTTCAAATATATCAGCAATTGCTAAACTGATAGCTGTTACATCTTGTCCTGTATAAGTAATTTGATTTGTAGCACCATCAATAAAATATGTACCTACTAATTGAACAGAGGTGATATCATTTATTGTTTTAATTACAGCTAGATTGTAATATTCAAAGTATCCTGTTAAATCAATATTGCTTATATCAACTACAATAGATCTACCTACAGCGTAATCAAAGTTAGCTGTGGTTAATTTTGGATTAGCAATAGGAGTTGGATTAGTTACTGAATAGTAAGACGTATAAGCATCTCCTTGTGCACTACAATATTGAATAGCAAATTGATATGTACCAGCTTTTAAATCTCCACCATTAATAACATCAACAACTTCTAAATCTGGAATACTAAAATTAGGTTGTATCTTTAATTTATTACAATCAAGTATTGGTGTTACAATAGGATCACAAATAACACCATCTGGAAAAGTTGTAATATATGGAATGTTATCAAGATCTAAATATCTTCTAGGGTTTAATCCATCTGTCCAATAAATCTCTGTACTACAATTTGAAATCTTGTGTACAGCTTTTTGTATTGGATAGTTAATATTAAAGTTTAAACAAAGTCCTTCTACGTACATGTGATAGATACAATCGTTGTTATCCATGTATCCAATCTGAGAAGCCCCAGTTTCAGGATTGGTTAAAAAGAATATATGTTGATTCTTCTCTTGAATAAAATGTGTTCCAATAAGAAGAAAGTTCTCAGGAAAGTTTAGACATACCTCATTACCTGGTTCATTTTGGTAGTTTACAGCAGTGGCACTAAAATTCTCAACAGATGCATTTAAGGCATACGTAAGCTTACCCTTCTCAACTTGGTTTACAGATGAGTCCATGTTTAGTCCAGTTCTACCTAGACTAAATTCCTGTCTAATATTTCCTTGTTCTTGCTCTGCCATAATTATTAATTATTTCTTCTCCTGCCGTATCTGTTAGTTCTGTTAGGTAACTCATACATTTGGAATCTGTTCAAGTCATTTTTAATTCTTCTTTGCTTCTCCCAAGGAGTTTGTTTCTTGATTTCAATATCAGCCATGATAAACGCTTCATCATGTAACTGTTTGTAATAAGCTAGCTTTTGTTGTATTTGTTGGAAGGTCTCATCATTAATTTGATTTGAAAGAGTTTCAAACACTTTATATTTAATGAATGCTTCTACAAATTCTCTAATACGATAGTTATCAGGAATTAATTGATTACCTATATTATCATACTCTGTAGCATAAAATAATAGATGTACTACACCATTTCTGAAGTTAGTAACAAATTTATTATCTCTAATGTCAAATGAATCATAACCAGCAGAACCAGGGGTGAACTCATGTACTGTTGGAGGTGGAGCATAAAACTCCCAAGCATTGCTGTATTCAACCTCACAGTTGTTTCTTGCAGAAATGTTACCTGGTTTTAATAAATATTCTTGTCTATAAGATCTAGCTATTGCATTGTTTGTTTTGTATACAGCTTGTATAAGCTCAGGCATACATGTAGGACAACCTGTTGTACAGTTAGGTTCTACGCAAGGAACTCCACCACTAGTGATAGGTGCTATTTGAATAGTTGTTTGAGATGCAGCTTGTGAGTAGAATGAGTTAGCTGATTGATAAGGATAACCTGGAATCTCAGTACACATCCAAGCTTCTCTAGCAGCATAAAAGTTATCAGGAAGCCTAGCTTCAAAGTCCTCAATATAAAGAACTTGCTCAGCAATAGCATAAGTTGTCCTACCTAACTTGTTTAAACACTTGTTTAAATAAGTAGGGAAAAGCAAATCATCCACAGCTCCTGTGTCAAAATAGCTTTTTAATTCTTCTTTAACAGTTGCATAAACTGGTTCAGGAGATACAAATCTGTACTTATAATAGTATGACATAATTTATTTTTTCCACTCACGATAGATGTGTTGATACGTATCGTTTGTTTTTATATAATGTGAGAGCAATCTTGATGTAACTCTTGAAGGTTTAAAATACCACAAGTCTATGTTTCTTAGTCTGGCAGTTTCTTTAAACCATACCCAGCCAAAAAAGTAACCCTCTGTGTGATAATTAAAGTTGTATATAATTTTTCCCTTCTCTTTAGACTTTTGCCAGTCTACTGGTAAGTTAATGTACTCCTTACCATTGATATCCTTAACCTTCTTTCTTTTCTTTTTATTGATTGAGAACTCACCAAACCCAAAAGGTAGCTTTGCTTTTTCTCCAGTTTCTAGTATATAACTTTTAAAATTCTCATTATAAGAATATAAAATGTTTCTCCACTCATCAAATGTAATTTTAATTGTGGGATGCTTCTTGCAAAAGTTATTGTAGTTTTCTTTACTGGAGCTTCTCCAATCAATTTTTATCCTCATTACTGGGTTGGTTGTGCATTAGGAGCTTGCCCATCAACACCGTTATCTGCCATATCTGTTTTAATACTAAAATATGTAGATAATAATTTTTGAGACGTAAGCTCTAATACTTGTTTCTCAAGATATCCTGGACAACCATATTCTTTATCCAAAGGATTTTTACAGTATTCTTCATCAGTAACCTCAGGACCAGTACCACAACCACATTCTGGATACGCAATATCATTAGGAATATCTTCTTCAAAGAATGCTGATATCCTAACTGATTTTAAATTTGGATTACTCAAATATAAGTAACCTTCATTTGCTATCCAATAGTATGTTTGTTTTTTAATAATAGGAAGTCCCAGTAAGTTTAAATATCTATTGATTGTAATCTCTTTAAACTTTGTACCCATTCCTCCCATAGCGTTTATAGAATAAACACCTTGTATCAAATATTGATAATTTCCTTCTGTAATTCTAGGAAGTTTATATTTACTTCTAGAAACAGTACATGGATCTACGTAATTACAACAGTCAGAAATAGGAACTTCTACCATTTCCAAACATTGGATGGTATTAAAGACAGTATCAGTAGCCCAAAGCTTTCTGAGATTTGTCTCACGTTTAACTAATAACTGTGTGTTGTTTCTAATCTCTGATGCAATAACCCTATCTGTGATAACGTTATCTGTGGATATAAGCTTATGCATTCCACGCACATCTGAAACTAACTTACGTAATGTTGCCATTATAAATACTGTTTAAATATATTTGTCATTCCTGACCCTTGTTCTATTAAGAATCCAGTCACTTCTGCTTTAGACATTGTGTGACCGTTCTTATCATCCCAAAGGCTTTTAGCATTAGAAAATGCTGGTATTTGGTAAAATTTAATACCATTAAAGTCGTGACTTACTTCATGGTGTTTGTCTCCTGTGAATATGTAGAAGTTGTTATGGAAAGACCATCCTTCTCTAAATTCTATTGGGAATAGTGCTGCTAACTTAGCAGGTTTGATTGCATCTCCATGGTTAAACATCATTGCTGAATTACCATAGCTTATATACTTTCTATACTTAGGAGAACAGTCAAAAGTTAATCTATCTGTATTTCTAAAATAGGTTTGTAACCAATTAACCATGTGCCATCCTACAAACTCATCATGATTACCTGCTACGTACACAACATTCACATTTTCAGCATATTGTAATAACATTGTAATCATTAACACCTCATGCCCACAGATGTATTCAAAAGATGTTTGATATGTATGAGTGTTTGTTTGAGGAGTACCTTTTGTAGTCATTCCTGTAAACTCACTGTTAAACTCATCAGAACCAATGATGTATGTAATTTGCTCTAAGTTGTTGGAAAGCTGTGCTTGATTAGCAATCAACTCTACCTTGTACATGATGTTAGAAAGTCTATCAACTATATCATTGTTGCCATCAATGTCATATTTGTTTAAGTGAGAGTCTTGTTTATTGATAACCAACATACCATTACTCTTACCGTTTACAAACTTAGGACTCATAATGTCCTGACTAACAGGCTTATATGAAGCTAAAAAGTCCACAAAGCTATCTTGAAACACTTGCTCTGCAGACTTCTTTCCTAACCAGGCTTTTACTTGCCAGTGTGGACTATCTCCGTTTCCCCAATAGTTTTGTACGTATTTAGTTATCTCCCACTTATCTGTGTCTATCTTACACTTCTCAATAAGCTCATCAAGGCTTTTAATCTCTTCTGTAACGTTAGCTACAATCTCTCCAGTTCCTTTCACTAGGTCTTCTGTAAACTTAACTACAGTGTCCTCTAAATCAGATATATAGTTGCCAACTATGGCTTCATCTTCTCTTTTTCTAATATCTGTTAACAACTCATCAATCTCTAATTCTGTCACTCCTAGCTTGTCAGCGTAATATTTCTTTGATTTTTTCCAGTGTAACATCTGCTGTAGCTGCTCCAAAAGGGGTTGGTTTCCAGACATATAGGTTTTAAGTTTGGTTAAAATTAAAGTAAAGGTATGAAACTTTTTTGATATTTTCCAAATTTAGTTAACTAATTTAATTATATAGTTTAATCAATTTGATTAGAGTTCAAAAAAAAAACCCCCAGCCTAGAAAGGCCAGGGGATGCCCTGTAAACCAACAAACAGGGTTTTTACTATCTTATGAGCAATTGTTTAAAAATTGCCAGAATGATTGATGAGTTAATGATGTATCACTATAAGCTAACACCGTTGATCCTAACTTTAACTGTATTGTAAAATATACAGGAGTTGCTGATCCAGAAGGCTCGTAATACAATATCCTAGCTGTAGAAGGCTGTGTATCAGTTAAACTTACACTAGCTGTAGATGCAGGGAAAGTTGTAACTAATTCTACGTATGATGCAGGAGGAGCGTTGTTTACAATTATATCATAAACTACAGCACAAGCAGCATTATCATTACAGTTGTTATATTTACAAATTGGTTGTCCTAAGTAGATAGTTGGAACAATAGGAGCTTCTGTTGTAGAAGTACTTGTTGTAGAACTAGTAGTACTAGTTGTTGTAGCAGGAGCACCTGATACATCTAAATAAAGATCTCTTTGACAAGCTCCTGTAGATCTAACTAAAACTTCTGTAGTTCCATCAGGAACAGTTGCATTATAGCCAGCTACCAAAGACGCTCTAGATACACCAGAGATGATTATTGTTGAAAATCCATTTGAATTTGAGTAGATGTTAAATGGTCCTGTATCAGAACCAGCTGTTGTCAAAGTTATTAATACTGTCATGTTGGTTTATTTAATTAAGGTAATTTTGTCCAATTAGATCCACCATCTGTAGATCTCCAAAGTCCAGTTGTTTCTGAAGCAACTGCTACAGTTGCATTGTAAGAGATGGATACTCCAACCCATTCTTTAGAACTTCCCACTGCAGAAAGTGTACCAAATGAAACTGATCTATATAAAGTGCTTGCACCAGTTGGAAGAGCTATAATATTTGTACCACTTCCATCTATAGCTACATCATACCATTTAGAAGAAACCCCACCAAACTCTACGAATGAATTTCCATAATTTGTACTTTGTAGTAATTGAATATTTGCAGGAGTGTATCCATAAACTCCAGCTTGATTAGCAACAACAACCTTTGACCCATCAGCAGATGTGCTCACTGCCCAATATGTTTCGTTAACCCCACGTCCAAAGACATTAAGAGCTGGGGTTAAAGGAGTTGTTCCTTTTCCTACACAAGCATCAAGTCCACCTAAATAAAAATTAGGACTAACAGCATATTGACGATCACCTGAACTACTTATTGCAACATCAGTTGCTGCTTGTTCGCCAATAGTAGTAGCAAATGATACTCTTGTAAAAGACACTCCGTAATCTGAAGATCTCCAAACCTGAGCTATACCAAATTGCCCACTAGTTGCTTCACTTAAATTCATTGCTGCAATTAATACATATTGCCCTGTTCTATTTGTAGTAATTGAATAGAATGAATTAGTTACACCACCTGTAGCATTCCAATTAACACCATAGTCTGTAGATCTTGAAATAACAGCTGCTTGTCCTTGTGGTTGTGTAAGACAATACATGTATTGACCCGTTCCACTTACAGCAACTCTTTGAAGTGTATTTGTCCCAGCAACAGTAACTGATCTATAGGTAAGTCCATAGTCATTAGAAATATATAATTTATTATTTGATCCACATACCACTGCAACATATTTTCCATCATTTGAGCTAGTAACGTCATCTCTGCTTACAGAAATATTGCTAAATCTAAGATTGTTAGTTGGATTAATTGTAGTGGTTGTAGTTGTAGTGCTAGCACATGGAATAGCTTGTGATATTACATTTGTACAAGCTCCAGTAGATGTTACTGTCACTTGACTAGCAGCGTTGTCTACATCAACAACTTTACCTGCAAGCAGTTCTGCTTTTGTAGCAGTTGATGGACTTACACTTCCAACATCTGCTGTTAAATTAAAGTTTGGTCCTAAGTTAGCACCTAACCCAGCACCTAATGTTAATGTTATATTTATTGCCATTTTCTTTTATTTAATTAGAGACAAGCAGTCTCGCATGTTGCAAATGTTCTTAAACTCAATGTGTTTCCAACATCTCCAGGTTGAACTGTATATACTATTGTTGTTAATATTGTAGAACCATCCCCACACGATGCATCTGCTATAATGTCAAATGTGTATGCGTTTGCTTTTGTTGCAACACTATCACAACCACTTGTAAATACTTCAACGTATATTTGATCACCAACATAAACAGTATAATTACCAGTAGCTGTATTACTTCTACTTTCTACAACTGAACCATTTACATATAATTCCATACTTCCAACCGCACCTGATGTAACATCACGTGTGAAACTCCAATTTAATGTTGCTGATGAAGTTGTGTTACAAACTACAGTGAGTCCATCATAATTACATTGAGGTAAAGTGGTTGTACTAGTTGTAGTACATGGATAGTTTGAATAACAGCATACTCCATAAGCTATCTCAGATACACGAGCGGCAACAACTGAACCTCTTAATATACCACAACCTGCTATAGGTCCTGAATCTCCTGAAATAAATGTACAACCAGTAAAAACTGCAGTTTGACCGTAAGGAAGATAAAAATAATATGTATTTCCAGAACAATCCTCGTATGATATAGTTTGACTAAATCCAAATGCTAAATTATTTTCTACTCCAACACTTGCTACACAAGGACATGGATAGTCTTGATATTTAGGAGCTCTTGTATTAGGATAGGTAGACCAAGGACTAACTGAACCATCTATATAATAATTAGCATCAGCTTCCCCTTTGCTCATGATGCTGCCATCAAGAGGAGGAGTTGTCCCAGGTTTTTGTCTATATCCCATTGTAGCAAGATCTGCTCCTGTTACTAAAAAATTATTAACTTTCATTATTGGTTTAATTTAGCTTCTAATTCTGCTATGCGTTTTTCTAATTGTGCTATTTTCAATGTATGTACATCTGAATAGTTAACCACTAATTTATCTTCTCCTGACACAGCGTCAGGTAAAATTTCTTGTACCTGTTGTGCAGAATATCCATATCTAATTTGGTTAGACTCTTCATCTGTACGAGTAAATTTAATTACTTGTATTCCTAATACATCAATATTAGGATTTGTTTCTAATACATTTTTAAATCTGATATCTGAAGTTTCAAAGAATGAACCAGCATTTAACTGACTAGTGCTACTTATATAAACTGAAGGATTAGCTGTTGCACTGTTTGATGTACCATTAGCTGTAAGAACAGCTCCTGATGTTGTAGGAGAAATAGAATTAAATCCTGCTCCATTAGCTCCACTAGTTCCAGAAGTTCCAGATGTACCTCCTGTACTAGCTCCTGAAGAACCAGATGTACCTGAAGTTCCCCCAGTGCTAGCTCCTGAAGAACCAGAAGTACCAGATGTACCACCTGTACTAGCTCCTGAAGACCCTGAGGTACCTGAAGTTCCTCCAGTACTTTGACCTGAAGACCCTGAGGTACCAGATGTACCACCTGTACTTTGACCTGAAGATCCACTGGTTCCTGTTGTACCGCTAGAACCTGAAGACCCACTGGTTCCAGTTGTTCCTGAAGTACCTGTTGTACCAGACGTACCAGTAGTTCCAGATGTGCCTGATGTACCACTAGTACCAGAGGTTCCACTCGTGCCGCTTGTACCAGATGTACCACTAGTACCTGATGTGCCTGATGTGCCAGTGGTACCGCTAGAACCAGCTGTTCCAGATGTTCCTGAACTACCAGCAGCACCTACAGGAACTATCATGAATGTTTCACCACTTACAGGATTTGTACCCTGAGCTGCAGTTTGAGTAACTATAAATCTTTCAAAACCCACTTCAAAAGGAGAAGTGGATACAATTTCTAATATTTTAAATCTAGAAGAATCAACTGTACTAACTAGCTTAAGTGCTGAGAAAGGGTTCAGTGCATCTAGATATGCTGAGAAGTCAGCACTAGGACTATATGATAAATCACTGATTGCAATTTGAGAAGCAGATGCTAACCAACTTGCATCATTTAAAGTGAAATATGTAACACCAGGGTTAACGTTTGTATTTGTACTAGGATTAAATCTCCATTGTGCAAGACCTCCTTCAAAACCTGATGTACCAGAAGTTCCAGTCGTTCCTGAAGTTCCAGTGGTTCCTGAACTACCAGAGGTGCCATCTATTCCAGAAGTTCCAGCTGAGCCAGAAGTTCCATCTACAGCACTTGTACCAGAGGTTCCATCTATACCAGATGTTCCTGAAGAACCATCAGTTCCTGAACTTCCTGTAAGACCACTTGTACCATTTGCACCACTGGTTCCATTAATACCACTAGTTCCATCAGCACCTCTTGCACCAGATGTTCCACTGGTTCCTGAAGCACCGTTTGTACCACTTATACCAGAAGTACCAGAAGTTCCATTACCACCAGAAGTACCATTGGCACCAGATGTTCCAGATGAACCAGCAGCTCCTGAAGTTCCGTTAGCACCAGAAGTTCCTGATGTACCACTAGTTCCACGAGTGCCAGAAGAACCAGACGTACCAGAAGTACCTGTTCCTCCACCACCTGTACCAATAGAATCATCTATTTTTGATAGTGCACAGTCTAGATTATCTCCAGTGTGAATTCCTGTATTAGGTAAGTTAGGTCCATTATATATAACATGATCTGCTGTTGTCTCACAAGGAGAGCATCCAGAAGTTTGATTAGGATGATAATAAGCGTCATAGCAAGGTGTACCAGGTAAACAAGACATTTATAGTTGATTTAGAATATTAAGGAATATACATGATGTAATAAGAAGCAATTACAGGTTGAATGTTTGGATGACCTTGATTACTACCAGTGTTTGTGTTGCTTACATTTACAGTTGTTGCTACAGTGATACCTGTTGTAGAAGTAGTAGTTTGATTATTTTGTGGTATATTTTTAGATAAACCTATACTTCCACTTGCTCCACCAAAATCATTTTGTCTTCCTGCAAAGTGACTATGTCCAGGATCTGTTACAATAGATGTAGCACTTGCTGTTGCACCATGTGTATGACTAGGAAGTTGATTAACATTTATAGCCACTGTGTTTGCACCAGCAATATCTTCAAGATCATAATTTGGATTACCAGCATAAACAGGATCTACAGCAGCGTTTAATGGACCACCAGGAACATTAAGAATAGCTCCTACACCAACTCTACCTCTTTTATCAGGAGTGCCGTTAGAGCCATTACATAAATAGATTTTATCCCATCCTAATGTTCCTATACCAGCACCTGTACCATCAAAGTTTGTAAGAGGACCGTAGTATTCAACCACTGTAAAAGGAACCATCTTTAAATAGTTCTGATTTACATTACCTGATTGACTAGCTATGTAAGCAGCTATTAATGAATCTAATTCAGATAGTTTTACATAGTTTGTACTTACATCTAAATCTAATGCTGCTAGATCTGCCACTACAACACAAAGTCTTGTAATAACAGCTTGTAAGATAGCATGTGTGTCAGAAGAGGCTGTTACACCTGTAAGACAACCTATTGTATAATCTGCATTTAATACAGCAATATCAGCAGCAACTGCAGTCACCTGAGCTTGTAAACTACAAACAGATTTAACTAATGCTGTGAATAATTGAGTAGAATTAGGAGAAGTGATTCCTATTAAGAATCCATTTATAAGAGCACACTTATCACCAGAAGCAATAGTTATAACATCACCTGTACCAGTTAATAACGGAACAAGTTTAGTTGTAATCATTTCTTCTACATGAAGTAATGTATCTCCTGTAGTAATATTTAGAGCAGGAATAGTTGGACCTGTATATCTAACACATTGGTCAGATACAGTCTCAACACATCCATTAAAACAACTTGTACAAGACATTTTATAATTTATTTATTAATTAACACTATTACTCTGCTTGCAATCATATCCACTGTAAAAGGTGCACAGTATTCTGGATTACAAAGTTTGTAAGTTAATATTTGTTTATAGTGTAGTAAGTCACCAATTACCTGTCCTGGAATAAAATAATTCAAGGAGTATACAATATTATTATACTGATCATTAGCTAACGCAGTTAGTCTAAGATCAATATCAGTTAATAGTGCAGGTATGCTAGCACACTCAATACAATCCGTTAATCTTGGTGATAACATTTCTTATTCTTTGATTAATTTGTTTCAACTTGTTATTACATGCTGAACACAAGCCATTAATTAATTGACATCCGCAACCTACTTTAAGGCCACAATCTCTACAGTTTGCCATATCAATAGAAGTTATTTATATAGTTGTTTCCAGAACAACCACAGTTGTTCCTAATAAAATTATCTAATTGTCTATCTGCCTGTACATATAATTTGTTAGCTGTATCTATTGCACAGTTATTAGCAGCAGCAATAGAGCCTTGAATCATATAATATATACTATTTAGATTCACTTTTGCTTGTGTTCTAATCGCACTATCACATTCCATCATATCAAGCTTCATGAAAGCATTGTCAAATTTTTCTTGAATTCTTTCAGTACGCATTATGTTCTTTTCTACAAAATTTAAATATGCAGGAGCAACAGAATATTTCATATAGTATACACCATCTGGAAGAGGTTGCATACCTCCTGCAAGATTATTAAGTCCTAATATAATAGAATTATAAACATTAAAATCTTGAGGTATAAAAGGAATAGACACAGGAACAGTATATCCAGGAATAGTAATCTCCATAGTTGGAGCAACAACATTAGGGGGCTGTGTATCATAAACTGATATATCAGCAACACCTAGTGTTTTTGTATTGAAAGTATTTATTACTAAAAAATCTAGAGTCATGTCTTTAAAATAAAAATGCCAGAGGACTTGAGATTATCCTCTCACCCTCTGGCATAGGTTAATATGATTCTACTTTTATTCTTAAGGAATCAAAGTAGTTGTTGTTGAAGTACTAGGCCAAATAGTAGTTGTAGTACTAGTTGTAGAAGTGATATCACCACTTTCATCAGACACAAGACCCAAAGCAGCCTCTAATACATCTAAGATGTCTTGAGTTAACGCTTGTGGAGCAGCAATGATTACTTGAGAATCTTCAATGATATAATCACCCCACTTGTAAGCAGATTTGTCATACTCATTAAACTTGATATACAAAGTATCGTAAGTAGTACCATCAGTTACCCAAGACTCAAAGTTCTCGTTGTAACCAACCATTCTGTACAAATGCTTCAAATAACCAGCTTGGTAGCTATAGAAGTTTTTCTCTAATTGTTGAATCTCTGCAGAAGTACCAGAAACATAAGAACTACGTTGAGTAATTACAGCTTGAGCTACTTGGTTACAAGGATCAGCAACAATGAAGTCAGCAGTTGTAGCTGGACCAGAGAAGATGAATGTACGGAAGTACATACGGTCATACTCCCAAGGGAATGCAGCCACATCACATGGTTGTCCATAGATAGTCAAAGGCTTACCGCTGATAACTAACTTAGCATTCTGATCATTACCAACTCTTTGGAATTGATAGAAAGTGTCAAAGCTAATGTTGTCAGGGTTGTTACCTGGAGCTTTTTGACGTAACTTGATGATTAATTCATCAATTAAAGCAGGTACATCAACATCAGTACAAGGATCTTCACCACATGCTAAACATGGAGCGTTTACTGTTACTGAACGTGTGAAGCCATTGAAATACAATGTGTCAATGTAGCTAGAGAATGCACGTAATGTTAAAGTTACAATTTCACCTGGTTTTACAGTGAAATCACCAACTTCTGTTACTTGGTTAGCAGCAACTGGATTACCTGTAACTTTGTACCATTCAGATACATTGTTTGCAGAAATCTTGTCAGAACGCTTAGAACCTTGTAAATACGTGTTTACTCTACCTTGAGCTAAATAGAAATAAGGAGCAGCTGCAATGTTACCTACAGTTGCAACAGCATAGTTATTGGTATAAATACCAAACTGACCAGCTGTTAAGTCTTGTGTTGATCCAGAGCTAGGTAATGAATTTCCTACTGGTACAACAAAGAGGGTGGTTAATGAAAAATCCGCCATTTTGTTTTATTTTAAATTATGAAAAATTACTCGTTTGTTTGAATCCTCATCTGAGCTGTTTGAACTGCAGACATGTTTTCTGTGTACATTGCTAAATTTTGAACTGTTAAATCTACTAATTCATCTTCTAAGTATAATTCAAGTTCGCAATCTTGGTTGATTGATGGTTGTCCATCAAAGTCAGTATACCCTACTGAATCAATATACACTGGGTATCTCATATAAGAGATGTATATTTTACTTGGTGTAAATGTACCATCTGTAAATATAGAAATCTCATCTGAAGATAGTAAGTTAAAAGTCTCTTGATATTCAAAAGAAGGTCTATAATGAGTGTTGTTTAAAAGCACAGATAAATCACCATGCTTTGCCAAATCCTTATTAATCCATATCTTTCTATCAGTACATCTTCCTTTATTAGCCAAAACATATGAGTCTACATAGAACATATATTTAGGAACTAATAAATCTAAATTAGCAGACCATTGATTTAACTCTGCGTCTTTTATAGCTAGAGATAGATCACCATCAACGTAATTCACTATCAATCTTTGTAGGTCTTCGTAACGCTTTTTAAAAGAGTCAAGGCCCATACCTGAAACTGTACTAAACCCATCAACCTTTTGCTTTATAAGCTTTATCTGAGCTTCATTTAAAGCTAAAATTTTGTCTTCTAGGTTAATTTGTTGATGCTCGTTAGTTGATAGTTTATTTAGTTTCTGGTCTATCTTATATAATAAACTATCTACAGGGATCATACAGAGGCTAGTTTTTTAAGTTTCAATTTTTGTTCCAAAGTGATCAATGCATCTTGATTATCTTCATCTGCTAAGAATCTGATTAAATCATCTTCATCTTTTGCAATAGCATGTTCACCTTCATATACTTTGTCATTTGCTTTTATTCTATAAATAGAATGTGCAACTGCTTGTTTTACTAAATCTTTAATATGGAGTAAGTTTTCACTCATGTCTGCAAATCTGTTAAACACTTCTACAGGATTTAAACCAGCGTGTTTACCATTTTTGAATTCAGTTTGTTTTAATAGGTTGTCTACTTGGTTATATACAGACTCTTCTTTAGAATCTTCACTAACTGGTAAACCTAATAATCTTGCTACCTTACGTTTCTTTTCAGGAGTCATTGCATCAAACTTAACAATAGCCTTGTTGATCAATTGTTTTTTCTTGAAAATCACTTGGTTTTCAATCTCATCATCAGCAACATAAAATTGTATATCTGCTGCATATTCACCACGCTCCCATGCTTGATAGCTAGAAGCAATTGTTGGATGAACTCTTAACCATGCAAAAGCTAACTCTTGAGATGGATTACTAAAATCAAAGAAGTTATCACCATCCATTAACTTAACAGCTTGTACATGTAGCACATCATCTGTAGATGTAGACAATCCATAGTTCCAAAATTTAGAACGAGGACCTAAGTCAATATCACCCATAGCAGCTTCAAGTTTAGCTTTCAATGCTGTAACTCTTTCAACTTCTAACTCTCTTTCAAGATTATCACTAATGCGTCTAATGTAAGCAGCATTTGGATCAAGACCTGTTCTGTACTGTCCATCAAGTTCTTTATAAGGATACTTGAAAACACCTGTACCAGGAATTCTTGTTAAGCCTTTCTGTGCAAGACCAGCCTGCATCGTTTGTAACTGAGAATTGTTATACTCTTTTTTTAACGTAGAGATTTTTCCTATCTTACCCATATGTAGTTGTTTTTTATTGGTTTATTTGCAGATGGTTCCCATTGAAGGGAATGCGGTGGGGCATGGAGCCCAAACCCATCCATCTGTGTAAGAAGATTCCCCCTCGTTGAGGGAGGGGGGAACATCTTCTCTGTGTAGTTTTAAGGATTTTAACCCTTAACTCTTTTATTAGAATTGAGGAATTTCTTCAATCAATACTGTTCTAGATAAATCTTCAATGAATACATCACAACGATCTTTCATCCAGATTTCGTATCCTGGGAATTTATTTGCAGAACTCATACCTTGAGACTTAGCAAAGCCTAAGTGGTGACGAGTACCATCAATATAACCCCAAGTCATAGAAGGAGCACCCTTCATACGTACTTCACGAATGTTGTTGATCATAGAACCATCAGACATTGGAGATACATCAAACACCATAAATACTGGAGTTGACTTCTTATTCTGACCAAATTCTAAGTTTGTTTGAGGAAGATCTAATTCTTTCAAGTGGATCAATTCAACACGACCAGTCTCACGTGTAACCATTGCATCAAATGCAAAGTTGTAAGTAATGTGTTGACCTTCTCCTTGTAAATATCTGTTACCAGAATCAGCCATGAAAGTTAAACCTGAATTCAATGCATCATTCTTTAAAGCTTGTTGGAACACGTCAAAACCAGCTTCGTTAGTGTACATTTTAACTCTACGATCCTTAACATCAACACGTCTGTAGAACAAGTCACCAAACACTGAACGAATCAAGTTTGCAGTGAACTCACCGCGGTTGTATTGTACTAAGTTACCGTTGTTACGCATTCTGTGGTAAACACCAGCAGATGTACGCTTTAATTCTTGCTTAGAACCATTAGTCTTCACGGTACCAGGCTTAGCCCAGATCATACGCTTAACTTTCAATTCTAACATAGACTTACGCATCCAGAACTCAATAAATGGTTCCCATTTAACATCGTTACGAGTTAAAGGTAATTGGTTACGTCTTTGTGGAGCATATACTAAGATATCAAGAGGCTTACCAGAAGCATCACGCATCATTTTGTCATCAGCCCACTCAGTGATTTTGTGCTCATAACCATATGCAGAACCTAAAGATTCAAACATAGTGATTTGCTCACCTAAACGAGGAAGACCTAATAAGTCTTGGTCAAATTCACCAATTGCAGCATCAACTAATTCCAATTCAATACCAACTCTTAAGAAGTTAGGACTAACGAAATCTACAGTTGGAT